AGTAACCACGAATCGCGCTAGAGGCAGTTGACGTTGCCATTACACGACAGTTATTCTCAAGTTCAATATCACCTTTGTTCCAAACGCGCACGCCCTGCTGTAACCATAATGGCAATGATTCATATGCCACTTTGATTCTATTCAAAATTTCACGCGCTGTTGGTGCCTTGTTAGCAAGAATCGCAACAAACTTATCTTCATTGAATAGAATGTACCAGAGGATATATCCTACAACCATGGTGGTCTTACCGACCTGACGACCTGCCTTTACAATTACTCGGCGATTGTCGTTGATGTCAGTAACCGCTTGCTTTTGAAACGGATAGAGTTTGATCTGTACGAAACCCTTATCTAGCGTAATAATCTTGACATAGTTTTCGATAAAATACACTGGATCTTTGGAGCAACGAATAAACTCACGGATCTGATCTTCCGTAAGTTGCATTGGCATGTTAACACGTTTTAACTTGGGATTAGCCAAGTAGTGTTTTATTTTAGTCGGCAGATTCATATTAACCGATAGGTTCTAGATGATGAACTATGTGTGTTTGATCAAAGTTTTCACTTTTGTGTTCAGTCTTTTTTAGATACCTAAATTTCTGCCCTCTAGCCAAGAGAAACTCTTCTTCATCAGGGTTTTGTGTGACGTGTTCAATATGTCGCCCCTTAGAATATCCCTTTGGAAGATGAAACTGTATAAAAGGTCTTTTCGCACCTATTTTATCTGCTCCATGCGCAAACGATTCGGCGACACCTCTGTCTAATGTTGTTGATATGTATGATGGAGAAGATACTGTTTTACCTGGTTTTACTGTCGATAATTTTTTGTGGAAGGCGGCACTAATGCCCGAGTATGCGACGACACTAGATTTGAGTTTGTTTTTAGGGTGATTAGTAATTTTGTCTAACTGTTTTATGTGTTTTTTGTGACTTGCTGATGAAGAGCCTTTCACTAATCCTTTATTTAAAGAGCCTGACCCTTTATCAGTGTAGTGGTCTAATGAATCTTGTTCTTCATCACTCAGAGGGATCATTTCGTGATGGCTTACTGCCTTTAGATTTGAATTAAATACTTTCATATCATTTTTGTAAGAATCACTGACACCTTCATCAATGTTGTGCTTTTTGTCATGCTGACTCTTAAAATGAGCAAAGAACTCAGTCGGTTTATTTTTTCCTTTTTCGGTTTGCTCGATGTTGTGATTTGGGTCATGCGCGCTCTTGAAGTGAGCGAAAAACTGGACCTCTTTTTCCGACTTCTTTGGTTCTTCGAACAAAAATTCTTTAAATGATTTCATGTGATTATTCTCTTTTTGTTTCTGTAAATTATTTTAGTCGACAGATTCATTCTTTAGTTTCTTCAATAGTTCAGCCGTAGAGCCAACGAACACAGCCTTGTCTACGTTAATATTAGTTGGTGCTGCTGCTTCTTTTGGTTTCAGATCCTGTTGTTGCTTTTGCAAAATCATCAATTTTTCTGTAACGTCAGAAAGATTCTTGATCATATTCGCGGCAACTTCATATGCTCTTGGATGTTGGGACTCTTTTGCAACCTCAAGAATTCCTTCAAGGGCTTCGTTGCCTTTTTCGATTAGATTGTAATAGTTTGATCTTGAATAATCGACATCAGGTTGAACTGAATCAGTCTGATGTACTGTAATTGGTCTATCTTCTTGCTTGTGTTCAACTGGAAGATAGTCAGTGTTCAAAATATCACTAAGGTTTTCGCTTACTTTACTCATAAAATATTATCAAGGCTCAAGTGGTGGTTCTGGTGGTGGTTCTGGCGGAACATATCCAACTATTGGATATTCTATCCATGCTTTGTTTTCATGATTCCACTTCCAAACAAATCCAGGATTATTTATTGGTCTTGGATCTCGAATGATCCATTCCCAATTTTCCCACGTTAATTCTTTACCCTCAGGAATTTCTGATGGAGGATCTGGCACTAAAGCCCACCCTGGAGTATTATCCATATGTGGCACAGGATAAGAACCATTTTTGGTGTATTTCATCTGTTACCTCGTATAATAAATTGTTAGAGGTGTGAAGTTTGCAGTATAGCGAGCAATACCTTTTGTGAAACGAAGATTTTCGATATATCCGTTAAGAGGATATGCTGGTGTTCCATATTCTGAACCAACTCCTCGATCGCCGATAACCATCGTTGAGTTATTGCTTAAATTTGTAGAGTTTGTTGCTGTAACAGATGAAACGCCATCACGATACATTGTATAGTTGTTTCCATCTCTAACAATAGCATAATGAATCCATGTGCCAGCAGAACCAGTTCCAGTTTCAGTTAAAATTGCAGCGCCTCCAATATAAAAAATTAATCTACCGTTTCCGTTTCCAGTTTGTATTGCATATGCATTGGCGCCAGTATAACCTTTATGAATTATAGTTTGATAGCCTGAGATGTTATTAAATCTTACCCAAAACTCTAATGTAAAATTACCGCTATCTGGTCTGAGCATAGGATTATCTTGTAGAAGCAAAGTGTCGCCAGTGCCATCAAATGAAACACTGCAAGTTTCATTTTTTCTTATAGTTGTACTGTTTTGAACATCTCCATTTGTAGAAATATTATTTCTTTGAGTTGCATCAAAAATATTATAGTTTGTTGAAGAAAGCAGTAGAATAGTATTAGAATTGGCTGTTAATCTTGATGTCGGTGGAGTAAATGCTGATGTGTATAATGCGATATTACTTACCCTTATGTCTGACATGTATCCCTGCCAAGTTGATGACAATGAATTCCATGCGCCAATTCTGTTAAAACTCCATGCGCCAGTTGAACTTCCTGCTGTTTGAAGTAAAACACCATTCCTGTAAATAGTAACTGTACTGCCAGAACGAACTAAAGCAAAATGAGACCAAGCATTTTTTACTGATAAACGATTTCCACCATAACCATATGAAGTAACACCAATATATGCATCACCATCCGCGATATAATCAGCAGAACCATTAACACCCATAATATAATTCGCAGCATCTACAGTTCTATATAACCAACCTTCAAATGTAAAATCTGTGTTTATTCCTACACCAAAACCAGGTGATGTTTGAAAATAATCTACGTTTCCGTCAAAAAATATACTTCCACCGAAATCATATGCATTATAGAAATTTTTACTTGTAAATGGAGAAAATGAATCTATTCTAGAATCACCATTTACAGTAATGGTAAATGCATTGGTGCTAGAATCCATAAATCTATTTTGTCTGCAAGTTAATAACGAAGTATTAGTAATTGCAGTTAAAAAAGATGTTGGTGGCGTAAACGCTGATGTGTAAACTGCTGTTCCTTTGACTAAACGCAAATTGCTAATATAACCAGTAAACGCATTTCCTAGAGTGCCATATTCACCTATGGTCACAGCCTGATTACCATAGTTATGTCCGTCTGTTGCACTAGCAGATAAAACACCATTTTTATACAAATATGTGGTGCCTGAAGATCTAACTGCAGCAATGTGAGTCCATTGAAATGCTGTTACTGCACCAAATCCAGTTGTGTACAATACTGAGCCTGTGCCTGTAGTTGCATTATAATACGTTAATTTATTTCCATTATAACTTAATGTTCCACCGTTGCTTCCATGATCTAGTATGTAGATATTGCTTGAAGTCCAAGTAGCAGAAGTTGGAAATATCCAACACTCCCAAGTAAAATCTCCAGTGCCATAAGCAAATTGAGCGCTGCTAGCAACAGTTAAATAGTCGCCAGTACCGTCAAAATGAACGCTCCAATTATTTGCATAAGGCGAAAACGAACCATGATTAATATCGCCATTTCTAGTTAAAGTTATAGTATTTAAAGAACTATCTAAAATTGTATTATTTCTTCCACCGTTTAATGCGGTAGACTTAATTAATAGTGTTGTATTATTAAAATATGGATCTTGAGCATCTGTGCCTATAATGTAATCATAATGCCTCATTTGATTCATGTCATACATTTTCCAAACGCCTGCAGTGTTTGCAGGTTCTGGACCTTTTAAATTTCTTTTTCCAATGAATATTTGCGGCTGTGCCATTTTATTATCTCAAAGGTAATGCTCTAGTAGGTGGTGTAAATGTGCTAGTGTATCTAGCATATCCTTTAGTAATTCTTAAATCATCAACATGACCATAAAAATTATTTACACCAGTATCTCCGCCACCAATAGTTAATGGATAGGCTGAGGCGCTAACTAAACTAGAAGAATTTGAAAATGAACTGACTTGTGCCCCATTAAAAAAAGTTCTAAAAGTATTTCCAGATCTGGTTATTGCAATGTGATTCCATGTGTCAGTTGTTGGCGAATTTTTAATTACTACTTGGTTGGCAATATCCCAAGAAGATCCGTTAGAAGAAGAATAAAATGCGATTCTATTGTTAGTGACGTCAGTATAAATTAAAAATGGACCAAGAGCAGTTGGCCAACCTTTAGAAACAATGGCTTTACCATCAGCAAAAGACTTTAATAGCAACCATAGTTCTATAGTAAAATCTCCATTTCCAAATTCAAAATCGTTATTATGTACCATTCTTAGATAATCGTTTGTTCCATCAAAAAACACACTAGAGGTGCCATATTTAAATACAGCAGTATTTACTCTTGCATTATCACCAGTCAGTATAGTGTTTTTTCCTGTGTAGTCAACCACACTAGAATTTGTAAAATTTGCTAGAATGTGAGTGCTTCCGCTCGCAGTTAAACGCGATGTTGGCACAGTACAAGTGGTTTGTGTTGGGTCATATATTGCGACATTAGAAATTCTAACATCAGAAATATAGCCTCTAGTCTCATAACCAGCAGGACAAAAACCGCCACTACCAACATGACTTATTCTCAATTCAGTAAATGTTGATGATGTTGCTATTCTAGAACCATTAACAAATAATGCAACGTTTCCTGAACTATCTCTTACGCTAACGAGATGATTCCATTGATTTTTTATGACTGCAGTTCCAGTTGGATTAATAGTATTTCCGACGCCTGTTGCCGCATTTAAGAGAAAAGCAACAGCGCCAGAATTATTCACATAAAATTGACAATTATCTAAACCACCAGCATTCACATTAGGACCACCAAATACTGTATGGTATGTAGTGACGTTGGTGTCATCTCTATAAAACCAGCATTCAAGAGTAAAAGCGCCAGTTGTAGAAAAAGTTGTAAAAGTGAAAAAATCTCCAGTACCATCAAAATATCCACTTCCTGTCATAGTTGAACCATTATATGGAGCAGTAGGATTAAATGGTACGAATGGTCTTACTTTTGGATTTCCATTTACAGTGACTGTAAATGCATTGGTGCTTAAATCTAATGCTCTGTTCGCTTTACAGGTCAATAAACTTGTATTTGTAATAGCAGTCAACGGAGAAGATGGCGGTGTAAATGCTGACGTATAAACAGCGGTGCCTTTGATGACTCTAAAATTTGAGATATAACAAGCACTTATAGCATTAGTTCCATCGCCGTTTGCGCCGACAGCAAATGCTGCAGCATTGTTTGGTATTGATCCAGTGTTAGATCCTGAAGCAGCAGATACGCCGTTGATGTATAGTGTAAATGTATTACCATTACGAACTATAGCGAAATGATTCCAGAAACAATTAGTAAATGCGATGGTTGAAGATAAAGTTAGAGCCCAAGAACCACCAATATCAACCTGAACTCTTGGTGTTAGTCCAGCACTAGAAAAATCAAATAAAACGCCACCGACAGTAGAACTATTTGCTCTTTTAGAAAAAATAACAGCAGAACTAGAAGCATTTCCTATTGGAAAATAAAACCCTTCAATGGTAAAGTTTGATCCTTCCATATCAAGAGCAGAATTATCTGCAACTGATAAGTAATCACCTGTGCCATCAAAATATGTGCTAAAATTCCCCTGACCTATTTCATTATATGGACTAAATGAACCTTGATTTAATTCACCGCTTCTGGTCAAAGTTCTGTTATTGGTTGAACTGTCTAATAGAGTATTATTTTGACCATTGTTCGTTCCATCTCCATTGAGCAACAATACATTATAGCCAAAATATGGATCGGCGTCATCAGACTGTATAAAATTATAATGTCTAAAGGTTGTAATGTCCTCTAGATCCCATGTACCAACTTGATCAGCAGGTAATGGACCATATAAATTTCTTTTTCCGATAAAATAATCTTCGAAACTCATATTATGGTGTTATCTGTAAAACGCTCACAGTAATATCAATATGATTATTGACGCTGGCATTCGCTGTAATATAATCGCCTGCTTCTAATACAAGTTTACCAGTTAAAAATGTTGTTGCTGCGTCAGCAGGAACTGGAACAGTGCGAACTAGCCATTTTGTGCTAGTGTTTCCGCTGTCTGTTGAAGAAATTGAAACGTCTGCACTATTTGCACCATCAATATTCGCCACTTGCCCTAAAATGACAATTGACGTTGTGTTTGCTGGCGACAAATATACGTTTGCCAATGCTGTTGTCAAAGTTTGATTATACATTCTAAATGTCTCTGGCATTTTATTCTCCTATTATGATAACGCCAACACTAATCCAAGTGATGGTTTTGAATTTGCTGCAGCATATGCTAGGTTTGCTTGGTTATATGCAGCAGAAGCACTTCCAGTTGCAGAAAGTGCAACATTCGCATTACCTGAAGCGCCTGATGTCACACTTACTGTAATTGTTGACGTATTTACAAAGTTGATTCCACTGACTGCGATCGTTGAACCAGAGTTCGCGCTTGCAAGTATTGTTGAAGATGCGCCTTGCGGACCAACTATACCCTGAGTTCCGAATGGACCTTGAACACCCTGCGTTCCTTGAGAACCAGTTGCGCCCTGTCCAGCAAACAATCCATCTAGACCCTGAACGCCTTGAATTCCTTGCGTTCCTTGAGTTCCAAATAGACCTTGTGTACCTTGAACACCCTGTCCAGCAAATGATCCAGCAAGACCTTGTGCACCAAATTCACCTTGGATACCTTCGTATCCTTGAATACCCATGTCTCCTTGAACGCCTTGAGTACCTTGAATACCAAGTAAACCCTGAGTTCCTTGCGTTCCTTGTCTACCTTGGATACCTTGTCCCGCGAATGCGCCATCAAGACCTTGTGGACCTTGTAGACCTTGTAATCCTTGAGTTCCTTGGGTTCCCTGTATTCCTTGCGTTCCTTGAACACCTTGAATACCTAAGAGACCTTGAGTTCCTTGAGAACCTTGCGATCCAGTCGCACCTTGACCAGCGTACAAACCGTCTAGACCTTGAGTTCCTTGACGTCCTTGTAATCCTTGTGTACCTTGTGTGCCTTGAGAACCAGTAGCACCTTGACCAGCATACAAACCATCTAGACCTTGAACGCCCTGAGTTCCCTGCGTTCCCTGCGTTCCCTGTCGCCCTTGAGTTCCTTGTGGACCGAATACTCCTTGAGTTCCTTGCGGACCTTGGAAGCCGATAGTTCCTTGTACACCTTGTCCTGCGAATGCGCCGTCAAGACCTTGAGTTCCTTGAGTACCTTGCGTTCCTTGACGACCTGTTGGACCTTGTGTACCTTGAATACCTTGTCCCGCGAATGCTCCATCAAGACCTTGTGGTCCTAGTACACCCTGAGTTCCTTGCGTTCCAAGATTTCCTTGAACACCTTGTGGACCTATTGCGCCTTGAGTTCCTTGAACACCGAATGCACCTTGAGTTCCAGTTGGTCCCTGGTTGCCTGTTCTACCTTGAACGCCGCTTCCGCCTTGACGACCTTGTAATCCTTGTGTACCTTGTGCGCCCTGTCCTGCGAATGCGCCATCAGTTCCTTGCGCGCCTAAACCCTGAGCGCCTTGAGAACCAGTTGCACCCTGCACGCCTTGACCAGCAAAAGTTCCGCTTATACCTTGTAGTCCTTGTACTGATTCTCCCATAGGACCATATGCTAAATCTGTCACAGACAAAGTATCTGTATTAACAAGGACAGATAGATACATAGAGTTTCCAATCGGACGACTGGTAGATCTAAATACTGATCCATTTCTTGCATAATTGACGTTCAATCCATCATAGAAGATATAGAATTGGTCGCCAAAAATGTGCGCAGATTGAGAGCCAACCTGAGTCCCATTTTCGAATGCATAATAATTTCCTGACGCAAATCCGATTGCATATTCTAATTCAGATGGCGTCAAAGTTGGCGTTGTTGTAAGAGATAAGTATGCGCTACTTGAAACCGAATTAGAAGAAAGTCTAGTAGTTGCAAAAACGCCTCTAGAGAAACTCTGATTAGAGTAGATAACGGCATTCCATCCGCTAGGACCATTTTTAGTAAATGTACTTGAAGAAGTATTACTCTGGAAAATTAATCCAACAGTCAAAGGAAGCCAGTTGTCTGCTCCTCTAATGCCTCTATTTCCTTGTACACCCTGTAAACCAATTAATCCTTGAGTTCCCTGAGGACCAGTCAATCCAATAAATCCTTGTATGCCAAATGAACCTTGTGCGCCGACGTCGCCTTGAAATCCAGTTTCACCTTGTATGCCTTGAGATCCCTCAAATCCGATTGCGCCCTGTGCACCAAATGTTCCTTGCGATCCAATAAATCCTTCAAAACCTCTAAGACCTTGAACGCCTTGATTTCCTTGTACTCCAAGATCTCCCTGAGTTCCTTGAGGTCCCTGTAACCCTTGAGTACCTTGAGTGCCTTGAGTACCTTGTACACCAAACGAACCCTGAGTGCCAGTTAATCCTTGAGTACCTTGAGGACCTATAAATCCTTGAGCAGCAGCCTGACCTTCTAGACCTTGAAAACCTATTAATCCTTGAGTTCCTTGAGACCCCTGCGATCCAGTTGCACCTTGTCCAGCAAACAATCCATCTAGACCTTGAGTTCCTTGTAATCCTTGAGTTCCTTGTGTACCTTGTGTGCCTTGTAACCCCTGAGTGCCTTGAGTGCCTTGAAAACCTAGCAGACCTTGAGTGCCTTGCGAACCTTGAGTTCCAGTTGTACCTTGAGCACCAATTTCACCTTGTATGCCCAATAACCCTTGAGTTCCTTGAGACCCTTGTGTTCCAGTTAATCCTTGTGGACCTATTTCACCCTGAGTGCCTTGAATTCCTAGGAATCCTTGAGTTCCTTGAACACCTTGACCTGCAAACAGACCATTAGTTCCTTGGGCGCCAATTCCAGAGAAGTTTCCAAAAATAACTTTGTTTAGACCAAATCCTTGGTCGTAGATCATTCCCTCAAAGTGTAATCCAGCGCCAACTGATCTGCTAACTTGTCTTAGCAAGAAATCATCTCTATAGTACTCTACATTCTCTCCATTGAATAGAATATAGAATGTTTGTGTTGCAACAAACGAACCGTGATTTAATCCACTGGTGTTATTGACATACGTCCAAACATTTCCAGTTCCATCTGAATAGATAGAGTAATCAAGAGCAGCAGGATTTACACCACCTGGATCTGAGTTAAGTGCGATATATGCGCGACCAGTATTAGCCTCGAAGCGAGCAGAAGCATATGCTGCACGAACATATTCTTGATCTGAGTAGAAAGCAGCATTCCATGCATTTCCACCGCTTGGTTTTGTAAATCTTCCAGCATCTGTCACATCTTGTTGAATATTTGCAACTACAGTGTGAGTCCAGTTACTTGAACCGAATGAACCAAGATTTCCTTGAACACCTTGAGTGCCTTGAGTGCCCTGAGTTCCCTGAACGCCTTGGGTTCCTTGAGTTCCTTGAGGACCCTGCAATCCTTGTGTGCCTTGAGTGCCTTGTGTTCCTTGTACACCGAAGAATCCTTGAGTGCCAGTTAATCCTTGAGCACCTTGTATACCTTGATCGCCCTTATCACCAGTACGAACAAATGTTATTGACAATGGTAATGCATTAGGGAAAGCAGCGCCACCGATTGTACTCGACAATCCAGAAATAGGAACTTCAAAGTATGAGTTGCCAACGCTGTGATAATTGTGATTACCAACAATGCTGAAGTATAAAAATTCTAAAGTGTTAGCGACGTTGGCAACTTTGAAGTGACCTTTGACTGCTGAAGTTGAGTCGTCAATCGTTAACAAATAATTCGTGACATTTTGACCATCGGCATCATTAGTGTCGATGTACATGAACGTTGAGTTAATTGTAGAAGCATTATTGAACTTCACGAAGCCAGAAGTTGGATCAGTGTTTGCTGTATTGGTGCTGAAATTATATTCAAATGTAGCACCACCGAAAGATCCTATTGGTCCTTGTAGACCAGTAAATCCTTGAGTACCAGTTGTACCCTGTATGCTGATACCTTGAGTTCCTTGAGTTCCTACTAAACCCTGTGCGCCATCAAATCCTTGAGAACCAATAGTTCCTTGAGCGCCGTTACCAATTAATCCTTGTGCTCCTTGGGCTGGCGATTCTCCCATAGGACCAAATGCAACAGTGTTTATAGCCTTTGATGTAGTAAATATTACGCAATCAAAAAATAATTGACCAGTAATGAATCTTGCTACAGTTCTAAGTAGAGTTCCATTTTGATAGTATCTTACGTTGACACCATCATATGTGACATAGAATGCATCATTAACAACAAAACTTCCACCAGTATATACGCTAACTCCATTTTCAAAAATAGAAACAGCACCATTATCAAGATAAAATGCATAATCTATTGTTGTGTAATTAGTTCCAGTCGTAGGATCAGAATTTAGACCGAATGCTACAACGCCTGATGTTGTACTAGTTTTAGCCGAACAATAAGCGCCTCTTTGATATCCTTGTGAAGAATATATTTTAGCATCCCATGTATTGTTGGCTCCGCCAGTTTTAGTAAATGTCCCAGAGTCACTGATTGACTGTGAAACATTAGTTAAGAATGGAGTCCAATCAGATGCACCGCGAACGCCTTGCGTACCGATCAAACCTTGTGAGCCTATAGTGCCCTGAGAACCAGTTGTTCCTTGTGATCCTGTTTGACCTTGAGTTCCACTTAATCCTTGAGTTCCAGTTTGACCCTGCGAACCAGTAGTTCCTTGAAGACCTGTTGATCCTTGAGTGCCAGATAAACCTTGAGAACCTGTTTGTCCTTGAGTTCCATTTTGACCTTGCGATCCAGTTGTTCCTTGTGTGCCTTGTGTGCCTTGAACGCCCTGAGTTCCTTGAGTTCCAACAAATCCTTGTGTTCCAGCCAGTCCCTGAGTTCCAATTAGACCTTGAGAACCAATAGTTCCTTGAGATCCCTGAGTTCCTTGTACACCAAATGATCCTTGCGTTCCTGCTAATCCTTGAGTTCCGATTAGACCTTGAGAACCAATAGTTCCTTGATTACCAGTTAATCCAGTAAAACCGAATGATCCCTGCGCACCAATAGTTCCTTGTGTGCCTTGATTTCCGATAGAACCCTGAGTTCCTGATGCTCCTTGTGTTCCAGCGAATCCCTGAGTTCCGATAGAACCTTGTAATCCAAATCCTAGCGAACCTTGTACGCCCTGAGCACCTTGCGTTCCATTAGGACCTTGTAAATTACTTCCTGGACCTTGTACACCTTGAAGTCCTAGTGAACCTTGCAATCCAGTTAAACCAGTAGAACCTATAGATCCTTGCGAACCTATTTGCCCTTGTACGCCTTGATTTCCAAGATCACCTTGTGCGCCTTGGATTCCGTTTAATCCTTGAGATCCAATTTGACCTTGAACGCCTTGAGAACCTGTAAATCCAGTAAATCCTATAGAGCCTTGAGTTCCTAAATCGCCTTGAATGCCTTGCGAACCGATTGTGCCTTGTCTACCTTGTATGCCTTGCGCAGCAAATGCACCATTTAGACCTTGAGTACCAATTAAACCTTGTGGTCCAAATCCACCTTGAATGCCTTGACCCGCAAATGATCCAGCGAGACCTTGTAAACCTTGAGTTCCTTGCGGTCCTTGATCAGTACCAGCAGCACCTTGAGCGCCGATACCGCCAGCGCCAGCATATAGATCGGTAAAGTTTTGATTGATTTTGACAAATGCTTCTCTTAACGGATCGCCTGTTCCGTCATTAGCAACTGTACCAATATTAATAAATTGTTGAGTCATTTTTACTCTTTACCTTTATCCGTTATCGTCGTCGTCAGAGGTAGTATTATCATTATCAGTAAATATGACAGTTGCGTCGGCAGTGTCATCGCCGAAGAAGTCAAATTCTTGTAGAGCCTCAATGTATCTATAATCATCGTTGGCATTCGCATTATAAGGTTTAGGATAAACCTCAAGATTAAATACCTGTCTTTCTATTGTTTCAGCAGTATCGATGGTCCATGTAGAACCAGTTACCACTCCTCTTACCTTGTTGTTCGACAAAAAAACTCCTGACACATCGTTAATAATCATATTGTTCGTACTAGTATTCCAGTATTTAACGAATGCAGTGGCAGTGGCTTCTTCTAATTTTCTTCCCTGGAAAATTAATTCTCCAGATTTATATGTTCCCCAGCCACCAGAATACATGACTAATCTTCTATCAGGCTCAACTGAAGATTGCTCTATAAAAGTATTTCCCACTGCTTTTCTGATTAACTTGGCGCCGCTGCCAGAATTAATAGGACCATACAAATAGGCTTTGGCAGTAAATGTTAAAGTCCAAACTATCATTCTCTCAGTATCACCAGAACCAGTATCATTGGTTAAATCTGATGCAACTGTTTCTAGAATAATAGGGACGTCAACTGGATTTCCTACATTGGCGAGATTCATCGTTAGCGTGTAATCTGGATTGAAATATGGTAGTATTTGCTCAACGATTTGAGTGCCATCTTCAACGTTGCGAACGTAGATGTACAAATTAAATGTAAAGTTGTATGGCGCTTGGTATGCGCTCTTCATACTATTTTTGGTGTCTGGGCTGAATTGACTCTGATATGAAGAAACCTTACGCAAAGGATCATATGTGATAGAAGTTAATTCAAAAGACATTCTCGGTAGAGTGATCTGAACTTGCTGGGCTAGATTTGGATCTTGAGTGATACGAGAGTAAAACTTCTCTTTTCCAGAATATGATAGAGGAACAGTAACTCTTTCAATCTCAATATTTCCAGCCTTGTTGTAACGAACAAGACGAATGTTGTTGAACATCGTGCCGAAACCGACAACTAATTTTCTAGTAATTCTATGATAAAAGTGTTGTTTGTTTAGCATTATTCGTTAGGCATTCCGAATGGATTTAGTTCACTCCAGTCTATAATTGTATCTGATTCATCTTCAATTCTAATGTTATCATCGTATAGATCATTAGCATCTTCCTGAGCGTTTCCACTGACAAGAACCCATTGAGAATTGCTTGTAACTCCTTTAACAAGAGTATTGCTCTTAAATTCGCCTTTGATATTGCGAAGAATAATTTTCCCAGATGGCTTATTCCAGTTGGAAACGATAGCCCTAGCATTTGCATTGGCGAGGTCAGTTCCTTGGTAAACAATCTCATTCTTAGAGTATGTTCCAGAACCTGTTTGTTGTAGCAAATACTCCACACCGAACCCTCTGTCGTTTGATATGCTATCAATAGTGACGATTCCAGTTGAGAATAGTTCGCCATTGTATTTAAACACTTCTAGTGATAATCCATACATATATGGATCTGATCTGCCTAATTGAAAGAAGTTTTTTTCTTCTTCAACAAATTTAATTTCTAGAATTTTTTGCTGAACTGGTAGATAAACTAGATCGCCTTCTTTAGGATGATTTCTTAAAGACAGCGGTATATGTTTATGAAATGTTCTTTTCGCGATCGTTACTCGCGCTGCTTTTTGTATTTCTAGACCAAATTTACTGAAGAATTCTTGATTGCCTTCGAAATCATTTGAAGACTCAAGGTACATCTCTATAGGAAAAGCCTTGCTGTATGATTTTACTGGATCATCACCAAACAATTCATCCAGTTCAGAGCGAGACTCTCTAGGGAGATAGTAAATATCTATCCCATGATTCTTGATTGTTTCAATAATCATGTCCTCAAGAAGCAATTGTTCTCGACTAGCACTCTGATTATTAAAATATACACTTGTTGGCATTGTAGTAACCTATTATCCAACTAGCATAGCAGGAGGCAGTTCAAATGTGTCTCTCAGTTCTTCTTCTAAAGATTCAATAGCAGCCTCAGCATCAGCATAAATTTTATCGCCGTTTATAATCAAACCGCCAGGAAGCGTATAGTTGGCGTATTTTGTTAGATTAGTTCCCCATTGTCTTTTAATTAGAGCAGTGGTATACTTTTTGATCCAAGAATCAGAATAAATCTTTTCGTAGCATTCTGGGTCTACGATTCTAAGTGCCTCGAAAACGATGTAATCATTCTCTGAAACTCTACCGTTCCAGTCCATAAAAACGTCAATTCTTGAGGTTTTCTTATTGAAGTTGAATGGAATTTCACCAGTTACAATCATATCCAACATAGCCAAATGTTGTCTGGCGATTACATAGTACGAATATGACGAAGAAGTTAGATTATAGAAGTCGTTTAGACGAATTTGATAGTTAATATCAAAAATGTTAAACCCTTGAGTGCTGCTAGAACTAATGCTACCAGCACTGACAGGTAAAAGGCGAGTTACACCTATAATTGAGTCTGGAACCTCAAGATATTTGTTTTTTATGCTACCCTTGGTAACTTTATGAGCCAAATAGATCTGTTCAGTTCCGTCGAAATGATACTCTCTGTACTTTTGCAGAGCATCATCTATTCGGTCTTCAACCTGATCATCGTCGACGTTTATGTCTATGACTGGAAAGCCTAGACTACGGAGACAATATTCTTTAAGTTCCGTGCGCGAAGTTGGTACTGCCATTGAAGACCCTCTGGTTTATCATGTATTTATTTATCAGAGTGTCCTACCATACCACTTCTACCAGTTGATAAATCGCCAACATAGGTACAGAATGTCTCAGAAGAAAAAGGAAATGAGTCCATTCTTCTCATTTTATAGTAGATATTAGGAGTTCCCACATTAAAAAATGGGTTTAGGTTATTTGTTGTTGGCGATGGTTCTCCCAGAGAACCGCCACCTAAAACAGCCATAGTTTCTCCAGAAGAACATGCTATGTAATTATGTTCTGATATATGAGCAGTAAATTCAGCAGGAGATCCTGAATAAGGGAAAGATGGACCTAATACCACAGTACTGTTATTTTGAGTAAATCTATTAATTATAGTAGAAGGATGCGCCCCATAAAGATAACCAGCAACATTAATAGTTATTTCGCTTGCAAAAGGAAATTTAGATAATCTAGTAGTAGAACCACCCAAATATGGCGTTTGCGGATGCGTATAATTTGAAAAGAGGCAATAGTTAACAAAATATCCAGAATCAGGTGCTGATGCTCCAGTCATTACAGTTGGTAAATTTCCTGCAAATGTAGGTATTAGTGAAACAGCAGCATCATTTGCAAATGGAAATTTTCCATTTTTAATTTGCGGTGCATCAGTAGTTGTAAAACTCAACATACGATTTCTAGCATCAATTCTAGACATATAATAACCATTAATACTAGAAGAAATACCTGCTCTTCCAAACCCAGAAGTTTGTAAATTTGATGTATCTTGCGCACCATTATCTGTTGAAAATGGATATTTACTAATAGTAGAAATGTATGTGTTAAAACCGCTGATTCCGCCAGTGCTATACCCATGACTCTGAGAAGATTGACCAGAAGATAATGTTCTGTTGGTACTTAAAGATCCTATACTTTTTGCATTTAAATCATTATAAAAAGCAAATCTGTCTATAGTGCTCACAGCGCCGCTGGTTGGATTTGCTGGATTTAATAGAGGAGTAACTGTTCCAGCAGTACCGCCAAAAACATAACCGCTAGTTCTAGAAGATGCAGCAGCCGAATATGCTCTAGATTGAAATAAGTTAGAAACTGATCTAGCCAAAGAAATAGTAGAAAATGGAAATTTATCTATTCCTGCCCAAGAATTACTTAGAGGATTTATGACTCCTCCGCTAAAAGTTCCACGAGTGGCTTGTGAGTCTGTACTGTAAATAGAAGTTACAGACAAAGTTCCATTAAAAGTTAGAGAACCTTTAATTTTATCTGCAGCAAATTTTCTCATACCGATGATCCCGCCAGAAGATTCAGTCAGCGTGTAATTGCCTATTTCTATTTTATCTGAAGATATTTTAATTGCCATTAGTATTGGAATCCTGCTGAGCCATTTTTTGATCTTGTCATATCGCCGACTTCAATCCCATTTACATCTGCAGCAAAAGGGAACCTTTCAATTAATTGTTGTCCAGCATAACCTGTAGGATTAGATCTTCCGCCAACTACTATTCCATGTGCAATAGAAGAAATGCCAGTGCAACTTCCTTTACGATAAATTAAATTACCAATTAAAGTTACTGTAGAGTGACTAGAAAAAGAAAATTTTCTTATATCTCTTACTGGATCATCAGGACCATATGGATTAATAGTTCCTGGAGTTCCTCCAGTGTTTAAATTTCCGCCTATGCCTGTAGCCCCGAAACTCACTGGAACTCCAAGTGAACCGCCTGCAATGTACCCATGAGTGGTAGATGAAAGAGCCGCACTTAAATCATAAGTTCCTGGAAGCACATTCGGAGCAAACGACACACTAGACTCAGATGCATACGGAAATTTATTGTTATTGTTTCTAGTAACAGAAAATCCATCAGTCGAAGAAGAGCAACCAGCGGCAAACATTCTTTCGCCCAAATCAACACCCTGTAAATTACCAACTATAGTGCCGTTAGAATCTGCAGCAAAAGAAAATTTTCTAATTGATGTTGTTCCACTTACAGTAAAAACTGGATTTCCTGGTATTGCATAACTTACTCTACCGCCAGAGACATATCCATGTGTGGAACTAGAGTGACCAGCAGCATAATCAAATGCGCCATCGTCAAAAGTACCACCTTCTGTTGTATTATAATCTGAACTAAATGATAATCTACTTTTTCCGCTACGAACGCTAGTATACTCAATAGGTTTTGCTGGACTTGATGGTGCAGTTGGCCAAGAAAAAGTATTGTAGAGGCTGCCACAAGTATATCCGCTAATTGCAGATTTATTACCAGTGAGTCCATGCCCTTGCTGATCAGTTAAATTTGAAACTTGAGAAAGTAAACCACCAGCAACAACTAAAGGAAACTTTAAAATTTGCTGAGTTTCTTCTAATCCTAATCCAGATGGTGATGGTCCACCGAAAGTAGAAGGAATAGAATACCCACCTGAAATGTAACCGAATTGACTGCCCTGAAAAGAATATGTGCTCTGTAAAATAGAAGCCGCTTTTAACTCAGCCAAAATTGATGAACTATTTTTTTCATTAACGCTTAATCCTCTGTTAGAAAGCGTTAATGAAAAATTATCAAATTCTATTTTGTCTTCTAAAATTTTAATAGTCATTTTATTGCTGATGTGCTCCGCCGCTAGAATCTTGATTTAAACCGTCGGTTAAGGAAACCATCGTAGCCTCGGAAGAAAAAGAAAAAGATTTTCTAAAACCACCAGCAATTTGAAATATAAAAGGAACACCGACATTATTAACTGGAGAAAAAGCATCGCTAGTTACAATGCTAGTGAATTGACGATTGCTAACTTGGAAAGGAACTGATAATGGTGGTAGTGCATTTTCTACATATCCGTTTAACAAATAACCCTTGGTCTCACTAGAACTTCCTGAATATGCAAAACCAACTTCTGGGGTGTGAGAGATTACTGATATTACATCAGTAGCAAAAGGAAATTTATGAGTTTTATTACTAGAAGTTTGACTTCTAAATAACTGAGTAGGCGAGATTGGCGGTGATGTCGGAGTAAGTATTAGACTACCGTTTAAAGCCTCTGGTTGACCGCTGACCCAATATCCTGCTGTTGGACCAGTAATACCTGTCATATATTGCTCAGACTGTTCTGTTGGATTAGTAGAAAGCGTCCCTATGTTAAACAATTGCGATTCAGTGATAAATGGAAATTTTCTGTAGAATGTGGCAGGTATTGAACCTTGTGGAGTGACTGTTACACTTTTAGAATTTATAAAATAGCCATAATTTTCGTTACTTAGACTAGTGCCGAGCCAATTAGGAGTAGCAACTGCTGAATCTATATTTGGCGCTGTAGGCACAGATGGTAATCTAGTATCTTCCTGAAATAAAACTGCTTTATTACTTGAATCGCTGAAAGAAAATTTAACTAATCCAATTCTAGTTGAAATTAATCCTAAAACTGGGGAGAAAAAACCAGGAAAATAACCGCTGCCGACATAACCATTTTCTTTAGAAGAAAATCCTATAAAAGATGGAACACTAACCATATGATTAGTTGCAGAATTAAAAGGATTTAAAGTTTGAGAAAGAGCACCGATATCTTCGCTGCCTGCGAAAGAACTAAACGAATATCTCGTAATTGGCTGCAGACCATTAGAAGAAGCAGGATGCCACGAGGAAAACCCATTAAAATAATTAGCCCTGCCAGCAGTCGCGACACTACCTATTGCTGCTCCTTTAGTAGTATACCCATGAGTTTCGCTAGAATGATATGTTCCTCTAGAAACATTGTTAATAGGAACTAGATTAAAGGAACTGACGTCTTGTATTATTTGATCAGAAACAAATGGAAATCTATAAGAAGAAACAGTCACAGGTGATGCTGTAAAAGAACTTGGTCCAACCCAACTGTTTATTGCTCCGTGTTTATATGCAAAAGACTTTCCCTGACCTACAGTAAAATTATTGCCTAATTTAGAAACAGCAATACTACCATTAAACGAAGCACCTGTTGGTGTTGCCGTTAATGTATAGTTTCCTAATTCTATTCTGTCTCTGTAAACTTTAATGGTCATTTTTTATTATGTTTGCTGAGAATTTCTAGAAACATAATCATCATACCAAAAATTTGCAAGGTCAATCACTTCTTGATCTGTCAACTGAACACTAACTTCTGGATTATTAGGATCAAGTTTTTCTTGAGGATTAGCGTGATGCATTTCGACTGCTCGTGCAGCAAATTGTTCTTTAGTCAAAAAAGATAGTGTGTCAGGAACATAGAAATCTCTGACATCATCGACCCAGCCAATAAAAGTGTTATCGGCTGGGTTTCTCCAATGACCGCAATCTGATAGAAAAGAAGGTACAACTCTTCTGCTGCCTTCCTTATAAACCATATATTCTACTACTGCCATTTTGTTTTCTCTTTACTTGTCTTTGTTTAACAATGCAACCTTCTCAGTGTATGAGAAATTCTCGATTGGATTTTCGCTAAATCCCTGCATTCTCATTCTTACAACATCAACCTTATAAACATCAACCAACTCTTCTGTGAGTTTATCAACGAACTCATATAGACCGCTGACATCCCAAGAATCAGAATTTTCTTCTGCTTGGACATATTTACGCATAAGGTTCTGCAACTTCATTGGATTAATTCCAATCTGCTCAATATATTCTTGCTCACCCTTAGAAATTGAACCGAACTGGCGAACGTCGCGAATACATTGAACGAGCGCTCTCTTGAGGTGTGACTTTGTCTCTACCTTCTCAATATCATATTCTGAGAAGTCAGAAACCTTTTCTTTCAACTGCTCATAAAGTTCATTCAACACTAGAACATCCTTCATGGCGCCTTCAATATAGGTCACGCCTTCTGATAGACTCTCTTTAATTCTGACCAACTCAATCTTGAGCCTGACTTCAGTCCAATACTCAAGATTTTCTTTTGCCAATTGTTCTTCAATTTGACGTAGGCGCAACTCGGCTTCTACGTGTTTCCACTTAGCATCATTCAGCGCAGATCTTTTTGCTGCAATTTCTGCGCAAATCTGGCGCATATTCTTATGTGGAGAATGATAACTGAGATTCAAATGCCTCCAAATCCACTGCGTGTGGCTATGGTTCCAAATATTCTGCAACTCACTCATATTTTGCAAGGCTTTATCAACTTTCTCAGCGTTAGCCTGAATTGATGTTCCACCAAAACTTTGCAAATTGGCAAGTTGACCCTTACCAAAAACATAATTCAATGGCACCTTCACTTCGGAAGAAACTGCCAAATCCTTACGAATTTCTTCAAAAATTGCTACCTGTTTGTTGGTAACATTTTCTGGCTGCTTCAATTCCAATGTTTGTGTATCACTTTGAACTTCACTCATTTAAATCTCCTTGATCCATGAATCCAAATAACCAATGCATATCGAGTACCCTTTTCAATAGGGTCTACCTTGTGAACCATATAACTCGGGAACATATGAACGGAACCGCGTTCTTTTGTGCCTTCTACAATAGAACCATGATTATTTATAAACAAACCGCAACCCTCATAGTCTGATGGGTCGCTTAATTGTACAGTAACCGAGATCTTTCTAAGAGCAGAAGGACCAGGACCTGAGTCTGTATGCCACTCATAGTGTCCTTTAACGCTTTCAGTCGAAACATACTCGATCAATTGTAGCGAATGCGTAATCCCTGCAATATCATAATCGAAGTGATATTTGTTTACTAGGGATACGATAGAAGCCATCTTCCCGAAAATCCATCTGTTTTCCTCAGTATTATCTACATTGTAGATTTCTGCAGATCGAATCTTTCTTTCTATCATTCCTCCGTTTCCGCCGCCGATAGAGGCTGGAGCAGCGTAGTTTTCTTTTGCAATTTTAATAATCTTATCGCATTCTTCTTTAGTAAACATCAATTCCTTTAGATTATTACTGTCTATGCAAAAATACCCTGGGAATTTTTCATCAGCATGAGGGATAATAACGGAATTAAACAAAGGTAGCGGGAACGACAATTGGTCATCATTTTTTTGTTGTTGAGCAGTCGTCTTGTCTACTCCAAATTGTTTTCTTCGATCTTTGTATTCTTCTTTGTATGGACCATCTGCGTCTACATAATGAAAGAACACTTGTACTTGCCACTTACCTTTGAATGCTGGTCTCCAGTGAGTAATATCACAGCCTTTGTACAGTGCTAATTCTCCAATTTCAAGATCAACTGCAATTTCTTTTTCTTCGTCAAAGAATATTGGCCAAACCTTTAGACCATCATATCCAAGAGTAATTGTTGCGCTGATCTCGCACGCTGGTCGGTCTTTATGTCTTTTTAAGACCTCGCCGTTTCGATAAATTCTTGCATAAGTATAGGTCGGAAGTAGATTTTTTCCAACGTGATCGCCCAAAGGTTTTGCATATTTTTGCAAAAGATCATCAAAAATTGGATCACCGTAGACGGAATCACTTAATGGACATTGTTCATCTTTAATTAATTTACCTTCATCAAATAACTTGAACATATGTTCTGTTAATTGTTTACATACGTCCTTTGGTAGTGCTTCTTTTAGAATAACATAACCAAATTTATCAAAATAATCTTTAGGGCTTGGTAATTTGTCCATAACTTAAACTCCATAATTTACAATAATATTAATCTTGGAAACTACAATTCAAACTGAGTCTAGCCTCAGAAATGTCTCCGATATAGGAAGAGTTGTTATCAGTCGCAAAAGGAAATCTTTCAATTCTTGTAGTTCCGCCAGGCACATTAGTTGCTCCAGCAATGGAATAACCATTAGTGGATGAAGAAAGTCCTGCATTAGTGCTGGTTGCTTGTGTCAATCCACCTATTATAGCTGAAAATCCACCAGAAGCAAATGGATACTTCTGTATTCCAGTTAAATGGACTCCAGATTCAAAATAACCTGCAATATAACCGAAACCTGGTCCAGGAGCAGATATCCCTGCTCGATATAGATTTCCTATAGCATCACCAATATCAGTAGAAGTCACACTAGTGCTGAACGGAAATCTGTCAATTCTTACTTCTCCTGGTCTAGAAACAATTGTTCTTACAAATGGCGCATTAGAGTTTTGACAGCTAAATCCATGCGTTTCGTTTGACTGAGTTGCAGTTTCATAACTTTCTACTCCTAAATCTCCAACATATGAAGAAATAACACTACCAGTAGAAAACGGAAATGATTCTATTGAGGTTAATGGAACTAATAGTAGGCTTGGTAAATGCGCTCCACCAGAAACAAATCCTGATGTTGGTGAAGAATGACCGCCTGCCAAATGTCGCGTGGCTGATAGATTGCCGACAAAAGTGCAAACATTTATTGCTGAGAATGGAATTTTGTCTATAGATTTTAAAAAATGTCGATCGATATAAACAGGCTGACCAGGAGTAAGATTTCCAGTGCTAGGAGCAATTTGTGTATAACCAGCAACTGTATATCCATCAGTTGTAGAACTGTGTCCAGTGCTGCTGATAGTACCGACTTTTAGTGATGAATACAAAAAAACATTAGACTCATTAGAAAACGGAAAACTCTCAACTTTGTTAAGTGCTGAATCAAATTGATATCCATAATTTGTTGATCCACCTGCAACCAAACCCTTTACTGTTCCCTGCATAGGTGAAGCGAGAGGACCACCGCCACCTCCACCAACAGTGTTAACTTCTAAAACACCAGTAGTTGGCATAGCAACATTTGTTAATGATGCTTTTCTGTCATTATCAATTCTAGTTGTATCGTTAGTTTTAAACGCCATTTTTATCCACCACTAAATCCTACAGCGCCAGCAATACCAAAATCAACAAAACCGCCGTTATCTGCAGCATCAGAATCGCTAGCAAATGGGAATTTCATTCTCTGTCTTACGACAGTGTCTCTTGCAAAAGAAGGAGTCACTGGCGTCATTCTTCTCAAGTCTATGTATCCAGATGCGTCTGAAGACTGCGTGGCAAATCTAGTATACAATTCTTCTGATAAATTTGCAACAGATAATATTGTGTTATCAGATGCAAATGCAAATTTTCTTCTTCTGATAGAATATGTAGTGGCTTCATCAGGAGTAACAACGTCGTTAATCCCACCGCTGCTGTAACCATGAGTAGGTGATTGGTGAGTGTGTTGATATGCTCTAGAATCTCCTAATGGAAGGCTAGAGTTAGTAACAGTATAAGTCTCAGTAGCAAATGGAAATTTTATCATTGAGGTTAAAAGCGAAAATGGTATATTTGGATTATACTGTATAGTACCATACAGTCTATGTCCGCCAAATATATACCCACTTTCTGCGCTGTTTACATTAGATCCAAATGAAGTCCCTGATGGAGAAGAAATTCCTGTTAAAGAAATAACCTCAGTAGAAAATGGAAATCTAGACATATCACTACTAGAAAGGACAGTAACAGAAGGTGGATTGAATGCAGAAGGAAGTTGTGGTACACCACCAAATGTATATCCTCTAGTCTGACTTTGATAACCCATCATTCCAAATTTAGTGAGTGGTGTGTTTGTACTGCTAATTAATGAACCACTAATATCTGAAGAAAAAGTAAATTTTTGAAAAATTCCTTGTACAGTAGATATATTTACTCTATCTACAAATCCTTGTAAATAGTTTGGTAAATGGTGATATGCGTTAACAGGACTAGTAAAACTAGGAAAATCTCTAAGTGTTGACATCAAACCATCAAAATCTAGAAGACTAGTACCAGCAAATGTATATGCCGTTGTTTCTGATGATGTTCCTGATGCAAATGCAGCAGGAACTTCTAGTGAATTAATTAAACTGTTATTAGACTCATTAGAAAATGGGAATTTATTTACTGAAGAAGAAGTACTGAGACTAAAAAGTTCGGTAGTTGCTGTTCTATTAGGCACAAAAACAGGAGCACCACTAAAATTAATAGGAAATCTGTTAATGAATGCAAAATGGTGATCGCCGACAGCAAAATTGCTTGCTAATCCACCAAAAGGAAACTGACCTGAATTAACTCCAATACCAACCCCGCCAGCAGCATATCCTGAACTCTTAGAAGAACCAACTATTGCAAAATTACTAGGCGAAGCAGCGTCTATTATTACTTTTGAATGTACGCCTCTACCTGAAGTATCGATGTTAGTTTGCGAATTTAATTTGTATCCAACTGTATTTCTAGTTGGATTGACGTCTGGTAAAAATATTGATCCACCCGTTACTGTTAACTGGGTAAACTTAGCATCGCCATTGTCTTCTATGACTGTTGTATTATTAATCTTATAAGTCATTTCGTAACCTGTGGCGTAACAGTCGCGACTCCCTCATAAATTCTACTTACAACGCCGTTAGCAGTATTTGCCATCTTAACATCGTACAAATATCTACCAGCAGCAATAGTAGCAGTGTTGGCTGCAGTAAGAGTCAAATTGATTTTTCCATTTGCAGAATCAATTACATTGATAGTTAAATTTGCAGTTTGTTTTCTAGAATAATATGATTTACGGATTTGACCTGTGAATACACAGTTAGTCAAATTCAAACTTGTGCCATCTTGCTGTTTTAAATTGATCTCGTAATTAAATGTTGATCCTTGATCAATTGTAAGTTCTGTGTAACTCATTTTACTTCGCCTACTATTTGTTTTCCAGAACTTTTATTCTTTCATTCAATTCTTTAACAGCCTCTAGTAAAACTGGGATAAGTTTATCATAACTAACTGCTAGATATCCACCAAGATCAACGCTTACAGCAGAAGGTATAACGCTCTCAACTTCTTGTGCAATAAGACCTACGTGTGTCGTTGCATCAGTTTGATTTATCCACTTAAATGTAACACCATTTAATTTATTGATTATCTGTAGAGGATTTTCAATGTTTTTAATATTGGTTTTTAACTTTTTATCTGACGTTGAATTGTAGTCAACTGATGTAACTGTACCAGTAGTGTTGTTAAATGTAAATGTTGGATAACCTGTAATCGTAGTAGGAGAACTGAAAACAGCGACTCTACCAGCAACAGAAGGTGTTGGTATTATGTCTCCGACATTACCACCAGTTGTATCTCCTTTTGGTCCTTGTAAACCTTGAATGCCTTGGATACCTTGAATGCCTTGAATGCCTTGTAAACCCTGGCTCGCTGTTCCAGTTCCACCCTGCGAACCAATTAGCCCTTGAATACCTTGAATACCTTGAATACCTTGGATGCCTTGTAAACCTTGGGTGCCATTAATTGCAGTTCCTGTGGAACCTTGTGAACCTATTAACCCCTGAATACCTTGGATACCTTGAATACCTTGAAGACCCTGCACTGTTGGGGGTGATACCCCTGAGGTTCCTTGAGAGCCAACTAGCCCCTGAATACCTTGAATACCTTGAATACCTTGGATGCCTTGGATACTTGGTGGATTTACACCAGAAGTACCTTGAGAGCCAACTAGCCCTTGAATACCTTGAATACCTTGAATACCTTGGATGCCTTGTAGACCCTGAATGCCTTGAATACCTTGGATTCCTTGACCACCAGTTGTTCCTTGAGTTCCTTGAACAGCAGGAACTACCCATTTTCTGTGACCAGGAGCACTGGGATCATATGACAGAACATATCCAACAGTGCTTATTCCAAGATTAGGTTCAACTAAACTTAAATCTACGAAATCATGACGAGTTGTTACGTCCTGTGCTGCGACTGGACCTACTGTTTTCTTTTTACCACTAATAAGTTTTGTCATTTTTAAAATCTTCTTTAAGCGTTGGCGGTTTCAAGATATGAAAAAATAAATTTAAATTTATTTAGATCACTTGCACTAATGAGGATTTGATCGCCTTCTTCTAAAACTAATCTACCTGTTAAAACAGTTCCAGCATCATTTCCTGGAATTGCAAAATCTTTGATAAGTTCTGTCGGAGTTCCGCTCTTTACAATTTTAGCAGTTACAGTCCCCGAGGATGAAGTAATGTTTACAAACTGAGAAAGAAGAACAACTGTTGAAACTCCTATTGGAGCCGTATATGCAATTTGATCTACGTTAGTCACTGTCTTCGTTAAAGACTTAAATGTATTTAGTGGTACTAGTACTGCCATTTTTTTATCCTATTTTCTATTAAGAGTCTAGAGCAAGAACGAACGGTGTGATTTGAGCGAACAATGATCTAGTGAATGTTCTACCAGACAAAGTTCCTGTATTGAAGTTAATAACCAAATCCTCACCAATTCTAAAGTTACCGAATTGGTCAGTAGAGGTGAAGTATACTATACCACCATTACTTGACACGGTTTCATTTGCTTGAATAATGTCGCCGCCGTTTCTAGGAAGTGCTGTAGCAACAGATGTTCCAGAACCAACGAATTCAAATGTTTGACCTGAAGCAGAAAGAGCAGACTTCTGATAGAACTTCACATTAGTGCCTTTAGGTAGTCCGTTTGGATAAGCAACACCATTAATTGTTAATGCACCAGTTATTCGTTCATCCAACTCAAGCGTAGTTATATCACCTGAAGTTTCAGCAGCAAGAATAGTTCTGTATTTTGGAATTACAAGACTTGTATCCAATCCTGGAATTGATATTGTGCCAGTAACTGGGAGAGTAATATTTTGCGTGAATCTTCCTGGTTTTCCATTAGGAGCAGTTTGCCCATTAATGATTGTATTCCAGTTGGAGTATGTGCCTGATCCTGTCGTACTTGAAATTGATATCGTAGCAGTTTCAGTTACAGTATCCCAAGCAATAACTGTTCCGACGAAGAAGTTCGAAGCATCATATGAAACCTTAATTACATCGCCGACAGTATATCCTGGTCCTAATTGAATATCAAGGGTTGTTTCACCTTCAATTTGCATTACAAGACCGAGATATGGTTTCGTGTCTGGTGTAATATTGAATCGAATATCAGTTACAGGAACAATATTACTTACTCTGATCGTAAATCCTGTCTGATTATTGCCACCAAATACTGTGTTTAGATAAGCAGTAGTTTCAGCAGCAATGAAATCTCTATTCAACTTTAACAATCTAGCAGCGTTTTGAACATTAGGATCGCTGCTTCTAGTCAAAGGAATAGGTGTAAACAAGTTAGAAGGAACAACGGATGGACCGTTCTGAATAATATTGGTGATCCAAGTCAAATTAGTGTTAGAAGTTGCTGCTTGAGTTGATGTTCCGCCTGAACCAGTTAGGTCTTGTGCAACTGCTGATTGATATTTTAGATCTGCTGGAACAGCGGTGTCCATAGCAACATATGCTGCAAGAGCCTTAATTCTTTCATAAGCAGCAACAGTTTGAGGAATTTCATCACCAACTGCACTCACTGACGTGTAACCATAATAGTACACACCAGCCTGAATGGTTTGTTTATTTGATGGTGCAGCGTAAGTTGGATCTGCATTGTACAAAAGATCGAATGAAACGCAGTCAACGATATATCCTAAGTCAGTTGCGCAGCGATCCATAATTGCAGAATCTGCATACAATGCTGGATAGTTAGCCTGAATCCAGTCTAGAGTTAATTTGATGATACTTCCAGCAGTTGTCTTGCTTCCCTTATTAGTTTGCAAGGCTGAATATGCAGCAGTCACAGCGCCAACTGTGCTAGCATCTAAAGTGTTTGGTACTATTTGATCTGTTAATCTTGCTGTTCCGTATCGAATGATATCTACAATTTTATTGCATGCGGCAGTAACGAAATTCTTTTCTGCAGTAGTTGCAACAAAAGTTGCTGCTATAATACCAGCCTGTTGAATTGCTTGGTATGTGGCAGTTATCTGAGAAGCAGGAACTTCGAGGGAACCTGGTGTGTAAATAGACCAACTAGCATATGTTCCGCTACCAACTACGTGAGTAATGTTTAGTGTAAGAGTTGATCCAACATATGATGTAATTGTACCATACATCATATTATCTTCATCGTAAACTACCTTGACATACTCACCAGCATCTAAACTTGCAACTCCAGTTCCGACATTGAATGCTTTTGAACCTGTTCCGATTGCAATTGAAGATGCGCTGGTTGCTGTAAGTGGATCTTGGTTCCAATATTGAATACCAGCAAATGTTGACTGAGACTGACCACCGAACAACAAGTCTTGAGCGACTGCATCAACAATTAATTTTGTGTCTCTTGAGCATTTTGTTTCATTATACACGAAGCCAGATTTGCCTGTCATTAGCAATGGACCAACGCCATTTGCCACTAGACCGCGATTACCGAAGTTGACGTTACAGTTACCCATTGATGCTGTGCCGCCAGATTCTGCTCTAAATGCAACATCACAGCAAATACCATAAATGGAAACCAACTGAGCATAGCCCATGTTCTTAATGACGACGCCTTCACCACCAGAGTTAAACTGCGTAAACTGCGCAGATACGAATGAGCGAAGTCCAGCCGCTTTAAATCCATCGATCTCCATCCCTGAACCAGTTGTAGTTACTGATGCAAGATTGTAGAGATATGGAGAGGCTGTAATGTGTTGGCTGTATCTTTTTGTAACTGGAAGATTTGGAACAGCAGGAATTTCAATATCTATCTTGTAGACTGATGTTGAATTGATTGCTGTAGTCCAGTTAGCATCTAGATACGCTGTTCTAGTTTCTGTGCTATACGAAAGAACATTTCTAGTTTGTCCTGCGCCAGTTCCACTGGTGATTTGTAATCTCATCTCGCGATAATAATCATCTAAACCGTCTCCAGTGACGGCATGTCTTCTATCTAGAACAATTGTATTAGCGCCAGGACCAGGACCTTCTGCTGTTCCAGTTTCAACAACGTCTGGGAATGCTACAGCAAATGATGGACTTAAATGACCTCTCATTGCTAGACCAGCAATGTAGCAAGAATTATTTACCCAGAAAATATCTCTTAAAGAAATTGCATTAATAGTGGTAGGTGATGCGATAGTATGAGAAGTGCTGATAGTATAGACGCCAACAAATCCCATCACATCACCAGAAACAAAATCAGTAATTTTTGTTCCTGTTGTAATTCCAGTTCCACTTAATTGCATGCCAATTTTTAGGCGACCTTTTGTGACTGCTGTTACAGTCATTGTTGTCCCTGAAATTGTTGCAGTAAATGTTGCACTTAATGGTCTAACTGTTGTAATACGCTGATCGATGCCGTGAATCGTTGTAAATTGTGGCATAATCAAAGGAGTATCTTCTTCAAAAACTCCAGCAGAAATATCAATAGTTGTAAATGGAGTAGCAGCATTCAATGCTGCTTTGATTGTTCTTTTAGCAGCAGCGGGTTCTTTACCGTTATTATTATCATTACCACCCAAAGAAACATAAATTGTATTATTAGATTCAGGCAAACCTGTTAGATCAGTAACAGAACCATCTAACAGTTTAGTGAACAAACGACCATCGGCGTAATTAACAGCCAGTTCGCCGAATACTAATTGATCGGCGGTCGGAACTTCTTGAGAAGTTCCAGATCTTTTATGAATAATTCTATCGTCTGCCATTAAATTCTGCCTATGTTAGTATTTACTTATTCGCTTATATACCACTCAAAAATAATTCTTCCTGCTGCGCCGCGACCACCTGCGTCATCTTGTCCGCCTGCGCCACCACCACCAGGAGCAGCACCAGCGCCTGCGGAACCAGTTCCACCTGCTCCTCCGCCATATGCAGCATTTCCACCATTACCACCAAATACTGCATCTAAACCATTGTTACCTGAGATATTTAGATCACCGCCAGTTGCTGATCCACCTAGACCACCTAAAGCAGGATTACCATATCCACTACCACCACCACCAGCAAACAATGTTACTGCTCCTGTTACTTCAGAATAATAGCCGCTTGCTGGATTTTGATTTCCATATGCTGTTAATGCTGTTTGAGCAGCAACTGAATATGTAAATGCTGTAACACCTGCTGTGACTGCCATAGTTTTTTGACAATACGCACCACCACCGCCGCCTGCACCATAACCATTAGCAATTGAGGAACCAGCACCACCACCACCCCAAAGTTTAATAACAACGCTAAATGAGTTAGGAGGAGCAATAATATTTTGAGATACACCAGAGTTAAAAATATCTGGAGTGATAGTTATTGATGATTCTTTCCACTGACCATCTTTCCAAAATTTAGTTTTTGTGTATGCCCACTGTGAACCGTTCCATATTCTGGTTTTATTAAAATATGGTTTGACCCAAGTGGTCCCGTTCCACACTCTTAATAAAGCCATGAATTGATTTCCTTTGATTCATCAATCATTTATTTAGTATCCAAGAACCATCCAATGAAATCCTCTATAGCCAGTTCCAGCACCGAAATTGAGTGCTTTAGCCCATACTTGCATACCCCATCTGGCTTCTGTTCCATAATTAATCATAGTAAAACCTGACAAAGAACTTGGCCATTTTGCTATAGCAGTAGCAGTAGCATAAAGGCAAGCATTAGGGAATACAACTGGGAAATCTATATTCCACCAATCATCGTAAAACGTAATATCTGGCCACAGTGCTGGGTTTAATCCAGCACTCCCCCACTGCATTATTAAACCATTAGGAAGAGTTACCCAGCCATTATTGTAAGGTATTGGTTCATAGTAGGGACTTCCGCCGCCAACAAAACCAGAAGGTCCTGTCGGTCCCGTTGGTCCCGTTGGTCCAGTTGGACCTGTAGGTCCCAGTGGTCCTGTCGGTCCTAGTGGTCCAGTCGGTCCGATTGGTCCTGTCGGTCCGATTGGTCCTGTTAGTCCTGTCGGTCCTGTCGGTCCCGTTGGTCCTGTAGGTCCTGTCGGTCCGAGTGGTCCAGTTAAACCTGTAGGTCCTGTCGGTCCGAGTGGACCTGTCGGTCCTGTAGGTCCTGTTAGTCCTGTAGGTCCTGTTGGTCCCGTTGGTCCCGTTGGTCCTACAGGTCCTAGGGGTCCTAATGGTCCTAGTGGTCCTGTCGGTCCCGTTGGTCCTGTAGGTCCTGTCGGTCCTGTAGGACCTAGTGGTCCAGTTGGTCCTGTAGGTCCAGTTGGACCCAATGGTCCTATAGAACCTTGAGATCCTATACCAATTAGTCCTTGGGTTCCTGTTGTTCCTTGTCTGCCTTGAATTCCTTGAGTTCCAAATGTTCCTTGAGAACCTTGCGATCCTATACCAATTAAACCTTGACTTCCAGTTGTTCCCTGTGAACCTGTGGTGCCTTGCGGACCAGTTGATCCTTGAGAACCTTGCGATCCTATACCAATTAATCCTTGGGTTCCAGTAGTTCCTTGTGGACCTGTTCTACCTTGAGAACCTTGTAATCCTTGAGTTCCTTGAGATCCAACTCCAATTAATCCTTGAGTTCCAAATGTTCCTTGAGATCCTGTTAGACCTTGAGTGCCATTTATTCCCTGAGATCCCGTTGTTCCTTGCGAACCAGTTGAGCCCTGAGAGCCTGTAGTCCCTTGTCTACCTTGGAGACCTTGCAGACCCTGCGAGCCTTGAGAACCAATGCCGATTAAGCCTTGAGTTCCTAATGTTCCCTGCACTCCTTGAGTTCCTTGAGTACCTTGAGTGCCTACAAATCCTTGAGTTCCAAAAGTTCCCTGTGAACCTGTGGTTCCTTGAGTTCCTATTGTTCCCTGTGGACCAGTTGATCCTTGAGAACCTTGAGATCCTATACCAATTAATCCTTGGGTTCCAGTAGTTCCTTGTGGACCAGTTGATCCTTGTGATCCCTGGGATCCTATACCAATTAAACCTTGAGTTCCAAATGTTCCTTGAGATCCTATAGTTCCTTGTCTACCTTGAAGCCCTTGTAATCCTTGAGTTCCTTGCGGACCTTGTAATCCTTGAGTTCCTTGAGTGCCTTGAGTTCCTACAAATCCTTGAGTTCCTTGAGAACCTTGCGAACCAATACCAATTAGTCCTTGAGTTCCTGTTGTTCCCTGTGGACCAGTTGATCCCTGAGAGCCTTGCGATCCAATACCAATCAAACCTTGAGTTCCAGTTAATCCTTGGGAACCTGTAGTTCCTTGTAGACCTTGAAGACCTTGTGATCCTTGAGTTCCTTGAGTTCCTATTAATCCTTGAGTTCCGATTAGACCTTGCGCGCCAATAGTTCCTTGAGTTCCTTGAGTTCCTTGTGATCCCTGTGATCCTATTCCAATTAAACCTTGAGTTCCAAATGTTCCTTGAGTTCCAGTTAATCCTTGGACGCCTTGACCTGCAAATATACCCTGTATTCCTTGAGATCCAACAGAACCTTGTGTTCCGGAAAGTCCCTGCGTTCCTTGAGTTCCCTGGACGCCTTGACCTGCAAATATACCTTGAATGCCTTGTGCACCTATAGAACCTTGAGTTCCAAATGTTCCTTGAGTTCCATTAGTACCTTGTGATCCAGTTGTTCCTTGCGTTCCAATTAATCCTTGAGATCCTGTCTGACCTTGAGATCCAATTGTTCCTTGAGACCCTGTAGTTCCCTGAGTTCCATTAGTACCTTGTGCCCCAGTTGATCCCTGAGAGCCTGTTGATCCCTGAGAACCTTGCGAACCAATACCTATCAAACCTTGAGTTCCAGTAGTTCCTTGTGGACCAGTTGATCCTTGAGAACCTTGAGACCCAATTCCAATTAATCCTTGAGTTCCAAATGTTCCTTGAAGACCTGTTGATCCTTGAGTACCAGATAATCCTTGAGAACCTGTAGTTCCTTGAATTCCTTGAACGCCTATTAAACCTTGACTTCCTTCTGAACCTTGAGAACCTGCTAAACCTTGAGAACCTTGAGATCCAACTCCAACTAAACCTTGAGTTCCTGTTGTTCCTTGTGGACCAGTTGATCCTTGAGAACCTTGCGATCCAACACCGAGTAATCCTTGAGTTCCTGTTGTCCCCTGTGGACCAGTTGTTCCTTGAGTACCAGATAATCCCTGAGAACTTATGATTCCTTGAATTCCTTGGACACCTAGTAAGCCTTGTGTTCCAAAAAATCCTTGAGTGCCAGATAATCCTTGAGAGCCAGTTTGACCTTGAGAACCTGTTGTGCCTTGAGCGCCAGTAAATCCTTGAGTGCCAGATAATCCTTGAGAGCCTATAGTTCCCTGTGTTCCCTGAGATCCTACACCAGCTAATCCTTGAGTTCCTAAATCGCCTTGAGTTCCACTTAATCCTTGAGTTCCAGTTTGACCCTGCGAACCAGTAGTTCCTTGAAGACCTGTTGATCCTTGAGTGCCAGATAAACCTTGAGTTCCTGTTGTTCCTTGTGGACCAGTTGATCCTTGAGAACCTTGCGATCCAACTCCAACTAAACCTTGTGTTCCTGTGGCTCCTTGAGGTCCAGTTGACCCCTGCGAACCTTGAGGACCGAGGAATCCTTGAGTACCAATCAATCCTTGCGACCCAATAGTTCCTTGTACTCCTTGGGTGCCCTGAAAACCTGTTGTTCCCTGTGAGCCTTGCGTGCCAATTAATCCTTGCGACCCAATGGTTCCTTGCACTCCTTGAGTTCCTTGAGTGCCTGTAAATCCCTGTGTTCCAAGAGTTCCTTGTATCCCTTGCGACCCAATGGTTCCTTGCACTCCTTGAGTTCCTTGAGTGCCAGTGAATCCTTGAGTTCCAGTTATTCCTTGTATTCCTTGAACACCTTGTCCAGCAAATAAACCTTGTACACCCTGTGCACCAATAGAACCTTGCGTGCCTGTTAGCCCTTGGACTCCTTGTGTTCCTTGGACGCCTTGCCCTGCAAATAAACCTTGTATTCCTTGAGGACCCTGTAAACCTTGCAGTCCCTGTAGTCCTTGTAGACCTTGTAGACCTTGGATTCCTTGAATTCCTTGAAGTCCCTGTAAACCTTGCAGTCCCTGTAGTCCTTGTAGACCTTGTAGACCTTGGATTCCTTGTAGTCCTTGAATTCCTTGAATTCCTTGTAAACCATCAAAACCTTGAGAGCCAATTAAACCTTGTATTCCTTGTAAACCCTGGATGCCCTGAATGCCTTGTAAACCCTGGATGCCCTGAATGCCTTGTAAACCCTGCGCTGCAGCCAATCCATCTGTACCCTGAGAACCTATTAGTCCTTGAAGACCTTGAATTCCTTGTATACCTTGAGCGCCTTCTTCTCCTTGTAAGGTTGCAGGAATCCATTCTCTATTTGAACCGCTTGGGTCATTAGAGTTGTATGCAAGAATGTACCCTTCGACTGGCGAAGAGCCAACATAATTATCTACGAATGGTACAGGATATTGACTGATGGGCATTTAAATTATCAACTGCCAAATTAAAATTTAATTTGGTTTTTGCGGAAATACAACTTCATCTGGAGTAGAGAATGTGATTGTAATATCTCTCAGTTGTAAACGATATGCTGCCCAAGCCTCTTTGTCGCCAGAAAAATCTGGTAACTGAGTATAATCAGATTCAGCCAACAAATAATTACGCTGGATTCTGATTTGTTCCCAAGTTTTAGCTGGAGCAGGTCTTTCCTTTAGTTGAATTGCACCATCAACCACAACAATAACTTTATTATTGCTATTAATTTCTTTAAGGAGTGCGTAGTGTTGTTCTGGTGTTACTTCAATAATATCATCAGGAAGACTTGCGTAGTTCAGAGTTGTATCGTAGAAACCTCTACCAGTGCTGCTATAATAAATTGTCATATTAATATCCTATTGCTGTCCAATAAAAGCCCTTAGTTGCTGCACCTGCGCGAGTAGTCTGTAACCTTACAGTCATGCCTGTAGTAGTTGGCGTTTGCCAAGTTACTTCCGCCCAGCAGTCTGAATTTCCATCTACTCCTATCGCAGTAGCAGTTGCATTTAAAAATGCAGTTGGGAATGTTGTAGGGAATACTATTGCTTGCTCGCCTACAAAAGTTGATGTAGATTCCCAATAACCCCATTGCATAATTAATCCATTCGGAAGTTTCGTATATCCATTGGAAGTAAGAATTTGATCGAACCCTTCAGTACCAGCAGTATCAATCCAAATGTCGCCTTGAGTATTTCCTGCTGGTGGTGCAGAAGAACGAACATGAACTTTTCCGCTGCTGGTGTAACCACTGGTTACATGATGAAGATATTGAGTTCCTGCAATACCTGTTGGTCCTTGTATTCCTTGAATGCCCTGTAACCCTTGTAGACCTTGAACACTTTGAGGACCTTGTATACCCTGAAGACCTTGTGGTCCTTGTATTCCTTGTATTCCTTGGCGACCTTGTAATCCTTGTGGTCCTTGTATTCCTTGTATTCCTTGAATGCCTTGGAGACCTTGAATACCTTGTGAACCACCTGCACTTGGAATGTTTACAGTAACAGCATTTCCAACAGCAGATGCTGTGACGCCTGTGCCTGTGAAATCTATACTAGAAAGAGTTGTAGTTAAATTTGTTCCTTCATCTTTTACTGTGATCGCTGGAGAAATATTTGTGGCTGTAAATGCAATATTTGCATTACCAGCAGCAGCACCTGCGCCATCAGTAATACTTACTGTAACAGTAGCGGTATTAACAAAATTTAATCCTCTTAGCGAAAGAGTAGACAGACCGTTTGCTGAAACTCTGGTTGTATTTGCTGCAGCGCCAGCAGTATCATATGCTAATTTTACTGAATTCGGCGCAGCAGCATTTGCAGTACTAGTTGATGTGACTGAATCTATTACGTTTGCAGTTGTTAAAATTGTTTTATACGTTTGAGTTGATGTATCATAGTTAGTCTGCCAGACTTCTGCTGTATTATTGAAATATATCTCAGCATTTTTAGTTGGCAATCCTCTGTTTACTCTAAGAGTTCCAGTCCCATCAGTAGATGAAGTTGCTCTTAATACAATTTTATCAGAATCATTTACAACATCGCCTAGATTAGTTTGTCTGCCTGTGACAGTCAAATTACCTATAGTTGCATTCTGACGAACAGTTAAATTGCCTGTGCTAACGTCACCACCAATGTAAGCATTGGCATAACCCAATAGTGTTAAGAGAGTTCCATTGGTGGATCTAGCAAGAGTAATTGCACCATTAGCCAGTATAAAATCAGACTCATCCTTCACATAAGCATGATTTCTGAGAATGTTTCTGTCTTGAATTAGGACATTTGTGGCTGTACGCCATTCATCAAACGTATTAACTAAATTTACAATTGAAATATTTGCGTTTGCCATTTTATCCTCTGTCAATCAATTCTTTTAACATAGTTTTAATTTGGGACATCTCTTGTTTTAGCATATTTATTTCTTCATCCCTACGCTGATTTTGATAGTGAGACATTAAATCTCTTTTGTACTTTTCAGCAATGGAATTATCTGTACACAGTACAGCCATATTAGTCAAATCTCGACTGTATTGTGTTCCTTCAATTTGAACTTTCATATTACACAGTACCTGCGTACAAGCCGCCGTCGACATCCTTCTTGAGAGGTATTTCGCCTGGAACTGCGATTACCTTTAGAGACTCAACCATAGGAACAACAGTAGGATCTTGAGCAGTCATTCTGATTTTGATTGCAAAATATTTAAATGTTCCACCTAGAGGATATGACTTGCCGCCTTCAAAGTATTCTATTTGTCCGTTATCTAATGATTGTCTAAACTCAATAGGAACTTTTGTTACTTGATCTGGAGAGTATTTAGATGGGTTAGTAGTTTCTCTCATTCTTTGCCACTTCTTGACTGTGATAGATTCGTTATCTAGAGCAGATAGAACCTTGAAATACACAGCAATTTCAGTGCCAGAAGGTTTAATTGCTTCCATTTTAACAACTAGATCACCAGAATCAAATCCATCTGCTAAAGTCACAATTTTTGTTTGATACTTGGCAAGAATATTACCACCAGAAGAATCAGTCTCACCGTTTACCACAGCAGTAGCATTGGATGACGATCCAACTTCAGTAATTTTAATTGTTGGTGTTGAGAAATATCCAGAACCTGGATTTATAATATTTATTCCAAGAACCTTACCAGAACTGAATAGAGCAGGTGTTACATTAGCAGTTGCTCTATTTCCACCAAAATCAGGTTCGCTAATTTCAACATTAATATTTGCTGGATTGATATGAGTTCCAGAACTTGTAATAGAAATCAAGTTATTAGAGATACCAGCATTATTAATAATGTTTTGAATTGTAAATAATCCAAATCTTTCTCTATTGATGATTGGGGAAACAGTAGAGTCTGTTGTAGACATAGTAACCTTTACGTTTAGTGAGGTCACATTTGCAACAGGAATTAATCTTCTTCTCTTAGAATTTATGCTAGAGATATCTGTGTCTTTTCCAAAGTTATAGATTTCATTATTGTCTAATTTAACAAAATCCGCTACTGTTGTTCCATCAGTCAATAAAGTTTTAATTTCATATTTGATAGAAGTTGGAGCAAATTGCTGCTCTGTTGCAGAAATTTTAACAGCGTCCATAACTATATTTTTGATAGTATCAGAATCAGCAGCAACAGTAAAGTATAGTTCTTTGCTTGCTTCAAAAGATGCTCTATTTAAAACAAACATTAAATCTTTGTTTAGAATAGGATTCCAGTTAGAGGCATTTTGAGAAGTAAAGAAATTACCAACATAAGGCTGATCTGAAACTTTGCGAATATTACCACTTTCGTCAGTATAGTCAGCGCCCATTGTTGCAGTCCAAACCTCATAATCTGGAGATTCAGTAATTAATTTAATCGCATATTCAGTTGATGGTAGCAAATAGACTGGGTCAGCGAAAGAAAACTTAGTCATAGATAGCACATTACCAGTGCTAGGTTTATCTGATACTTTAATATATCCTGGTTCTAATGTTCTTTCTGCTATGATAGAATCGCTTGGTAATCCATTTTCCACTTTACAAATTGCTACAGTAAATGGCAAGTATTCATCTGGATCAGTAGGCTTAGACTTAAAGAATAGATCAATAGAACTTAAAAATATTCCATATGAATTCTTCACTTGACCATTGACTATCTCATTAGCCTTTGGCGTGAAGAAAGTTTGTGCCATGTATTTTCTGTCATTTATTTTCTGTGTTTCTTGTAAAATACTTGGAACAGCCTGTTGATTGCTTGGAGTCTGTTCTCTCAAAACAAAATTTCTGGCGTTTTCAGTGGAGTTTAATTTACCTAGAACAGTATATTTGGATATTGCTCTCATTTTATAATTGTTGTCATTATGAGTTGCAGTATCTGTGATAGTAAATACTCTTTCTCCAGTCAACCATCGAAGTTTATCTTGCGAAGGGATATGGAATATTCCATATAGACCGCCAACGTCATCTACTTTATGCATTCCAATAGAATATACTGTATTTGACGTAGAGTATGATGGTAGAGTTGCATCAACAATTGCTTCTAAACATCCTAGTGCTGTGTTAGAAACTACTTGTAAAACATTGGCTGAGAAGCCCATATTTGTACCTGAAACAATATTAATATTGTTTCCTATTAATGTAGAAAGAGCATCTCTGGATAGATTATCTGTAGAAAGTATGATTGATCTATTTGGAATATTAGCAGTATTTGCGCCAGGAACCACTGAAGAGTATGCGCTGTATGCATTCGTAGAACTCATAGTGGTAAATGGAGTTCCATTTCCAGAATAGAGTAGAGTTTCAGTTGCCTGGAATCTTTGATTTGCATTCAAACTCTTAGCGAGTTTTACTGTAGTGTAACCCCTAGACAAATTCCAGACATAATGAGAAGTCGCAGAAGTTGACTGAACATTTGCTCTACCTGTTAGCGGTTCTACAACCAGGAATCCTACATTAGGATTTGCTGGATCGTAATCCCACTTCTTTACTTTTCCTAAGAATGTAAATTCTGGCTCCAATTTACCAGTATATGTGAGTAGATCTGCAGGAGAATTTTGTGCAGTTTGATATACAAGTTCATCAAGTTTAAAATCAGTTGCACTCAATGGATCATTAATTTTTTCTATTCTAATAGTTAAAAAATTATTGTTAACATAAATTAAATTTTGAGTTGCAGTTAATGAAGTGCCTAAGACTTCACCGTAAGATTTTGATGTTAAACCATAAATTCCTTGATTAACTTTAACCGATGTAAGTGCAGAACTAGAAGCAACATTGATTATAGAGGCTCTTTGACAAAAATTATTAACTTTAATTTCGTCTAGAAAATAATTTGGGACTGCGTCTGGTTTTAAATTTCTAGCAGCAAAATTTACATCATTCTCACGAATAAAAGGCGTTAGTCCAACTTTGCTTTGAGTGTATTCTGGATCTGTTTTACTTAAAAACAAATTTTCTTGGATTCTTCTGTTCTTATTTCTTCTGGATGATCCATACTTTACTTCGTCGTAAGCCGATGCCATGTTATTTTCCTCTTAAATTTACTATTTTAAATTATATAATCCAGAATCAAACGATCCACCGAGACCAGATCCAATAGTACCAGCAGATATGTACCCATTATCAATCCAGCCAGGAGCAAATATATTTGGATTGTTGCCAATAGAATCAGCATAATTTTGTCCAGTCCATTCCTTATTTAAGAATGTTCCCACAGCAACTCCAGCGAACGAAATCTTAATTGGAGTTGTAATTGTAGGCTCATATAGATTAGGATTGGTTGTATAGTTAGGTGCATAAATTACACTTCCACCAGCACCAGCAGGTTGATTACTTCCAACTATTAATGAATTATTATAATTAAATGTATTGTACTGATTTCCACCGATGCTTTGAATGAATGCATCAGTTAGTGCTGGATCAGAAGGAACTGCGTCTTGTTTAATCTCATAGAATCTTCCGATGCTGTCAGTTACGAGTGGTTGATGCTCTTGAGAGTAGAAGTAATCGCTTTCTGGAGTTAGCGTTACAAATCCCTCAAATTTACCAATAATTGCAGTTTGTACTTTTTCAGTCCCGTCAGCAGTGTAGTTCTTTTGAGTTACTGCAGGAACTTCGCTGTATGGTAGATTAATAAATTTGTCTTTAATTGCTGGTTCAGACAAAATATAAGCATAATCTGGATCATACATTGGAATAATTTGGAAAGAATCTAATTTCTTATAGCAAGTTAGTTTACCATTTTCAATTGAACTTGCAAAATCGTTGTTTACGTCAGCAACAGTTAGATCATTAAATTCGTCTACAAGAGTTCCATAAATTGGCTTGTTAATTTGTGGAGTTGAAGGGGATTTTGGAGGATTATTAATAATATCCTTTTCAGATTCCTTCAATCGAACAAATTCTTCTAGATCATTCAATCTTTGATCTATAGCAGCAATATCCTTCATGGTATATCTTCTGTTGTCGATATACTCTAGTCCTATTGATTGTACAGATGAAGTAAATGCAGGGATATTCAATCTATAGATCGCCATGGCGTTTTCGTTTTCGATTGGCTCTTGAGGTGCCAAAGAAGGAACGCCAGTCAATACTTTAAATTCTTTATCCTTTGTAACTATAACTTTATCAATTCTAGGTAGATAATAATCATAGTCTAACTCGAATGGATCAGTTGGCTTTTGAATATATGACTCATTAAAAATTTTATTTTCAGATACAACAAATATTCCAGTATTAGTTGAGGTGGATGTAAATGCAGTCGAAACAGTTACAGCCTGACTATTATTTACATTAGAAACTTTTCTAATTTGACCATTAACTTCAATAACACTACCAGTTGTTATAGGCGGAGTAATATTATTAGATAACAATGACGTATTAGCCTGAACGATCACTCCACCTGAAACAACATTAACTCTTGGTGTTAATTGTGTTTTTGACGTTGATAAGACAGAAGTTCCTGGTAATCTTATAGGACGAAGATCAATACAATCTCTTAGATTATAGATCTTTCCACCTTCGCTCTTGTATAGAGGTATTTGTTCATTGTTGTACATTGTCTCAGCATAAGATTTGGCTGAAAGATGACCTATACCAGTGTGAGTGAAATAATCAAATAAAACTGCGGTCTGACCACTTGGTGGCTGAGCACCTGGTTTTAAAATGATAGAAGCATGATCATAATAATTATCATTTTGACCGCTATCTAAAATATAACGATCTGTAATGTCTAGTGATGCAGAAGTAGGCTCTACAGTTAAACTTCCTGAGTCATAAACTTTGCTGACTTTAATTACATCAGAAACATACAGAGATTGTTTTTCGCCTGGGAGTTTATTAATTACGTCAGATGTTTTATACCAAGCAATACCATTGGCTGAATTAACTCTTACGTTAAAGTTTCCTAGTAATGCACTTCCGCCTGCAGCAGTATCACCTGCTGTTAGTGTATTATTAGATTTAATTAAAGTCTTGGTTCTTTTTGTATTTGAGACTGATTGTAGTTTTACTGTCACATAAACATCTGCGTCAAATAGTGCACCAGAGCCACTGTTGGTGAAGATAGTAATTTGATTATTAGTATCTTTGAATACACTTCTACCTGGCGCAGTTAAATCTAGCGGTTTACCAGCATTAGATCCAGCAAGAGGTATTACAATAATATTTTCTAAAATTTCTGCTGCAGATACGTTTTGACCTTCAGTTCCAAAATCGAATATTCCTTGTTCTGGACCTGCTAGACCAAATACATAAGAACCATTTCCCCCACCAAAAGAAACTCTTCTAGTCAATCTTCTGTGTAGATTTACATTCTTATCGCTGTCGTATCTGATATAATAGTTAGGCAATTCAAAAATATTTTTGTTAAAGGTTGTATCTTGCAAGAAAGTTCTTTCAGTTTGATCAATACTTGATCGAGCAACATTAGCCTTTAGACCTGCTGCAGCAGCAAAAGTTGTTGAATTTGGTACAACTAATGACTCAGCAGAACTCATTGGTAGTGATATTGAAAACATATCGCCCTGTTGGACGACTGCTGAGAGTTTAGTGCTGAGTCCTGCAACTTGACCAGTTCCATCATAGCGAGTTATTACTGCGCTAGAACCCTTTGCGTTGCCAGTTAAAATTGTAAGTATACCATCAACATACGAGCCTGTGCTGTTAGAAAAATATAGTGGTAGATAGATTTCATCTAGATAATTAGAATTCTTTTTAGCGTGACCGATAATTGGAGTAAAATTAATATCAGTCAAATAAGTTGAGTATACGTTTGCGCTACCAGAGTAATCAAAATTTCTAATTCTAGCAGTACCAATTCTAGTTGCATAGTATGTTCTAGAATCACCATCTAAACTTACTGCATTTTTATTCGCGCAGTGAACATCTACTTGCCTTAAATCTTTGCTGAACGGAAAACCTGATGTGCCAGAATCTACGTCAGTAATATCAAGTTTATTGCCATAATAAACTGATAGATTGTATGTGTTACTTGACTTATAATCTCTGGCTCTTCTGGCAGAAATTTTAGTCGTTCCTACAGTTTCAAACTCGAACCCCTTAACATAAGCCTTTCCTGGCTCAATGTTAATCATAAATGTTTCAGTATTTTCTGGAAGTCCAGGAACATTATTTGCGCTTAGATTAATTCTAAATGGCTTAGTTGCATAGTTGCCAGATTCGTCGTATGTTCTACGTGCAAGAGTTTTTTCTAACTCAGAATAAATCGGATAACTGACTTGTTTTGTGATTACACCGTTTTCAACACGAAGCAATTCAAAAAATCTACTGTCATCTACAGAAGTTATAGTTCTTTTAGCCAAAACTAGATTAAATTTATATCTATGTGCGCCTGGGGCTTGGTAGTTGAATGATTCTTGTGCTGGATCTAATAGAGCACTATCTTCGCTTTCTGTTACTACACTATCGTCAATTTCTAATCCAATACGATATGTTGGAGTTGAACTGTAAGGGTCAAGAACTATAGTTTGTGGTGCTACGTTTACAAAGTATCCACCAACGTAGAAAATACCTTGGTTAATAGAAACTACAGATCCAGTTCCAGTAAAGTTGCTAATAGCCACATTACCAGTTTCTACATTCCCAGCAGTAAATAGAGTTTGCCCTGACCCGAAAACGCTACCTCTTAGATATTTTATCAATATGGCTCTGTCGTCACCATCAGAATAAGTCTGAATAACTCTGGCTCTTGTTCTAGGGACGAGGGAATTGAAAACAGTTAATCCATAAAAATTGTCAACATCAATATCTTTTCCATTGTATTGTTTGTCAAGTTTTACATATATTACAGACGTGTCTAAAGTTAGATGACCGCCAGTTACTGGAGAACCATCTTGAAAAATATGATTACCAAACTGTTTAATTTGATTTTGAATAATAGACTGTATCTGAGTTAATTCGCGAGCCTGAACTGCATATCCAGGACGAAAAAGGATACGCATATAGTTCTTCTCTAGCGCACCATTGGTCGCCTCAAAATCATCCCAATATGGCTCTGCATTAAAATCTGTCATTTAGTTTACCTTTAAAATTCCAGAACAAGTTTTACGGAATCTGTTTGATTTGCCATTCTTATTACTTTTTGTCTATTTTCAGCATATAATATTTCACCTGAAAAAATATTTATATCAGGTTGGGTTACTGAGAAAATTTGACCAAAAATACTTGGAGTATCCTTCTGTCTTAGCACTTCAGAGACTATTGCAGCAGAATTTCCAGAGATATTATTCACATAAACCACAGACTGAACCTCGTCAAAATATAGTACATTCGCAGTAAATGTCGCGTCAACATAGTTACCTGTACTTGACACATAAACGATCTGATCGTTGGCGAATCCAGGGGCTGCAGGAGACTCAACATATATTCTGGTATAGGTAGGTATAACTGCACTAGTTGCGACTTCGTTATTAGTCAATCTAGGGTTTCTCACCAAAGAAACTTGTCTGTATTCTGTAACTTTAGTCCCAGTTGCAGAATCTACTACAGGTAGATTCCCATTTACGCTACCTTGAAAGTCCACTGAAACCATTCTATCTGAAGAACCGAGTTCCCTCATAGAATTAGAACCATGCCCATATAGAGGGCTAATTATTGGTTTTAGAGTAGCAGCAGTCCCTGTTTGCGTTTGAATACTGTCGCTGATTACAACCGATGCCCAAGTATAATCTTGACCACCATTTGTAATGTTAACTTTAGTGATTACACCTTGAACGACATTTACTGTTGCAGTTGCGCCTGTGCCATCGCCTATAATAGTTACGATAGGGTAATTGCTCTGAGTAGAACCATTAAAATATCCAGTTCCGCCTGAAATTATGTCTATAATGTCTATTCTACCAGCCTTTCTATTAGCAAAAACTAGATTATCATTAATAACTGGCATATATTTAGAATTGAAGAATCTATTTTTCAATCCAGTTGGGATTGTGTACATGTATTTCCACTTATATCCGTCGCTAGTTTCGATAAATGGATTTTCTGGTAACTGCCCGCCAATAGTAATTTCAGGTTTTACAGTAGAAACAGCAGAATTATTATTGTATAAACACTTAAAGACTTGATCTTCTGAATTTCTAACATAGAATTTATTTGCATATTGCGGACTAGTATTTACAATTTTATAGATCGTTTGAGCCAATACGTCCTGTGATGCAGCAATGGCAAAATTGGAATTTACTTGAATGAAATCGCCTGCAGTATTAACTCTCACAACTTCCTTCAGTTCACCCTTAATTTTGATAAAATCTCCAGAGTTTATAACTGGATTGCTCGTCAAAAAGTTAATTGCATTTGCATTTACAGTATTGGCTAGACCAGTCTTTACATTAACATTTCCTCCTGCAACAGCAGTCTCGGAAACTTTAATATACAGATTTGCTGTTTCAGTGTACTGTGTGTATACAGTCCCAGAAGTCCAGTCTACTCTAGGAATAACTGCCTGAATGTCGCTCGATAATACCTTTTTGAGTATGAAGCCGTTTCTAAAAATAGTATTTTTGTAGTCTGTAGTATCATATGGAGCCTCAGGAGAATCTGGGACTCCAGCAACTGTTGGCCAAGAATTAGCCTTACCTAACAGTACATACAAAGAATCGGCAGAATCTTCGAAATTCTCTGCACACTTTATGTTAAAATCTCTAGTTATAATTGCTGCCATTTGTCAACCTGCCCCTCTAAAAGAGATAATCTCATAATCTACTACGTTTAGTTGTGGTATTTTAGCGTAAACAACATTTCCAGTTTGTGTAACTGCTGAATTAAATGTTAAATTATTTTGAGCGATTCCAAGGATAGTTCTATCAAACTGCGTTGCACCAATGTTAAATCTTATAGCGTCATTTATACTCAATATTGTGTTTATAGGATATGTGTTGTTAATCAATTGACCAACCGCAGAACCAGTATTTGTTGAAATTCTTCCATCACCGACTCCACCAATAGGAGATTCTAGGCGAAGTTCATCGTTATTAATAATTTGCGAAACGACTCTAGAATACTTTAATCCATCATATTGGGCACCACTATTTATGATTAGAATATCACCAACATTGACTGTGGTGAGCCAGTTGGAACCATTACCATATACGACATTGCTAGCAAAACTTGTGTTAGCGTTTGTGGATGCATTGGTGTTAACTGTAAAGACGTTTGAGGTTGCGACTCTGATTGTTTCATTCAAATCACCTTTAATCAAGTATTTTGAGAGTAGTTGCATACCAGCGGGGTGTGCTACTCTGTACATTGTTTCTTTATAATCTGATAGAGGAACTTCAGACTGAATTTCATATGAGTAATTGTGATAATAGTCTTTGTTTTGTATTTTTTTATCTGAACTTATATGTCCATCAGTATTCAAATAGAATCCATTGTATTTGATCAATCCACTTAAAAATTCTGCATTGGCTTTAGCCTTACCATTACCATAAATGTATGGATATGCTCTAGGTTTGGCTTCATTTATTCCCTTGTAAGAAATAGATTCAGTTGCAGTAGAAATAGTCGCTGTAATATTTTGCGATGCAGTATTGATTTTAATTGTTCCTGGAGCCAGCAGAGTGCCATTGTAGTCAAACACTCTAATAATAGTGTTAGATACATCTCTGTGTGCGCCATCAACTACTCCACTGAATATAGCATCAGCATTAGTTGAACCTGGACCTTGCCAGACGCTATCTCCGCTCATAATAGTTGCGTCAGGAAGTAGTCCTTGGACTGCTATATCAATAATCTTTAATGATACTTGAGGGTTAGATTCATAATCAAATCCTCTATTTTTAATATCGAAAGATTGGATTGCGCCAATATCGTTTACAGTTGCTGTAAATAGTTCTCCGTCGCTCAACGTGTAAATATTAAAAGTGGCTCCAGATCCAGTAGATTGACCGCCAGTAGAATTAGTGATTGTTATTGATGGTGGTTTAAAATAACCTTCGCCTCGGTTAGTTATATTGACCGCAGTTATTTTTCCGTTTTGTATAACTGGAGTTGCAGTTCCACCATAACCAGTTCCGATAAATTGAATTTTATCTGTTGATGAATAGTTAGAACCTTGATTCAAAACTTCAACTGCGCCAATTTTACCAGTACCTCTAACATCTGGTCTAAAATCTATCAACAGAGTCATGTTTAAAATTGTCGCTGCGTCTATGTTACTGTCAAATAGTCTGTCCAAATACAATGTTTTAGTCATAGTTGGTAAGTTTGGATCTTGAACCACATAATCAATAATATTAGCATAATGTGCAGTCTTACCTACGTCAACGAATAATCTTGCACCAGTATAATATCCGCTTTGTGTGCTGTAACTTGGATTATTAGGATTCAACTTTATAGTTTTATTTGTTTTGTTGTATTCTAAAAATTGTCCAGAAGGAATAGTAAAGAAACCAGAATCTATAGAATAGTCTGACTCATATACTGATATTGCATCAAATGTAGGAGGAGAATTAAAAAATGATCCTCTTTCTGGAAGAGTGATAAAACGGATAGTTCCAAGCCTCATAGTCTCGAATGATAATGCTCTACCGATTTGAGTGTTGGCGTTAGCAAATAATCTAAGTTGACTAGTTCCTGATGGTGTTACTCCCAATGGAGATTCTAATGTTGCTATTTTAGTAGTTCCATTATAACTAGAAATTACTGCAGAATTAGGAGATGCAGCAGCACCTGTACCACCAATAACCTTTAGTACAAATGACTGATAGTAATTATCTATAGAACTTGGATTATATGTTGTGCTGTATAGATTTACTGTACTTACAGTATGTCCAGAACCAGTTGTAAAATTAATATCAGTTGCAACATTTTCGAATGAATATCCGCTAATGGAATCATTCAGTAAAGTATTGCGTTTATAAAACAAGGCATCAGTATTAAATGTAAACAACTCAGAATTGCCAGTAGTTTCCCAAATAGCATCAATTAAAACATTAGCGCCAATACCTGTTGTTGAACTTACGTTTACAATTGAATTAGGAGAATCTCTGAAAAGATAACCACCCTTAACTAAGGTAACATATTCAATATCACCGATACTCACTTCTTTTACAGTAGCAACTGCTGAAACGGCATCAGGAGAATCTTCATTCAATCCCTTATAGAAAACAACTGGGTCTCCAATATTATAACTCTTTCCTGATTGAACTTGACCAAATCTATTTCTAGATAGAGTCAAGTTAGAAATTAGAGAAACAATTTTAGATTTAAATGTTTTCTCAGTCCCATTGTCGACATACTTTACAATAATATTTTCGTTTGTGGTAAATGGTTTCTTAACATTCGAGACATATAATTCTACGAATTCTCTACCAGTATCTTTATCTACAGTCTTAACTGCATTTTCTATGACGCATGTGGTTTTAGAGGTTTCGCCTACACCTAATCTTCTTTCTAATAGATTAAAGTCTAAAGAATCATATTCATTTAATTCTACTTTATAGATACTAAAAGAATTAAATATTTGAGTTGGTTCTGAGTTAGCGTTAATAAATGGGACTTCAGTGTTAGCGAAATCTCCAAGGCTGTTTACAGTCAAAACTTTTCTCTTTTGACCGCCAATTCTAATATATGAATTGGCAACCACACCAGAACTAATTAAATTAAATCCATTTGCTCTTACCGTATTTGCTGTTGATACAAATACGTTTACATTCGCAGAAGGGATTAGAGTAATTTTATCAGTTAGTGCAATTCTAAGAGCCTGTGGCAATTTCCACTTACCATCTGAGGCTCTTAAAATATCTTCTTTAGGAAAATAGACATCAATATCCTCACCATACAAAACTCTAAAGAGAAATTTAAAAGAATCAGCAGTTCCTTTTTTAGCATAAAATTCTCTTGCTGATTTAATTATCTTTTCTTTAGATAATTCGGATTTTTCTGGAAAATCTGGTATTATTTTTTGTTTAAAATATGTTAGTAGATCTGCTCTAGTAGTATCTAAGTCAGCATAATCATACAAATTTCTATTTGTATATACTGCTTTATCTTCCTGTTCTAGATACTCATAATATTTCTTTATAAATGTCACGAATTCAGGGTGATCTGCTCTGATAAAATCAGGCAGTTGAGCCTCAACAATTGCTGTAATATTATTATTTGCAAACATTATTCGATTGCTTGAACTTCGATGTTAATAGAAACTGTATCTGTATCATCTATTGTTAGAATTCTATTTCTAGATGAACTAAAATAATTAGTTGCTGGTTTAGCAGTAACTGTTAAAGCCTTTGATGTATCCAAAACATCAACTGGATTTAATTGCGACAAAGTTATCTTGCCATCAAAATAATCAACTGTTCCTACTTTAGGATTAAATATGGTTTTAATATTATTCTCATCAAAATAGTAACTTCTTAAAATACCATATCTGCCTTGAACTGAAACAGAGAACGTTGCAGAAGTTTGTAATTCATCTTGATAGTACAAATATGCCGTTGCTGATTTATAGTTAATTCCAGGATTATCTACAACAACTGATGTAAGTTTTCCGTTTACTAATACTGGATAAGCATTTGCTCCTACGCCATCTCCAGATATTACTATGGAAGGACTAGACTCATAAATTTTAGTAGATGATAGAATTGAAATTTTTTCAATTCCAGAAGATGATCCAGGAGTTTCTTCAATAAAACAAGTTCTTAGAACACCTTGTGCATCATATTGAGTGTATCCTGGAGATGAGAAAATTCTATATTTTGGATCTTCTCTTGAAATAGGAACGCCGAAATTGAAGGTGTAGTTTCTTTCTGTATTTAATTGAGGAACTATTCTCTTTTGAATGGTGCATTGTGCATCGCTATATCCGATAGAAATTTCGCAGTCATCAATATTTCTTAGTAACTTTGAGATTTTAAATTTACTATTAAAATCATTCAATTCATTATTTCTGTATGTTATAATTGCATTTCTAACTAAAGTTTTTATAGCATCTTCAGATCTTGTTGTTTTTGTTGGATCGTAGTATACTGTTGCGAAAACATTTAAGAAATTATAGTCAACATCAGCAAACTCTGGAATTACAGTTGCCACACAGAGAGGTTTAATGATGTTGTTGATAACATTTAATTTTTCTGATTCAGTTATTTCATATCCAATAGTTGGTTTAGCAGCGACAAATACTTTACCATAAACTGGCGGATCATTTTGTTCTCCACCCCAAACATTTACTGATTCAAAATATGGATATTTTGCATTAATGAGAGAAATAATATCGCCAGTAGTTACGCCACGATTACCTGATACGAAAACTTTTGGTGCAATAGTTCTAACTCTATCGACTGATTCTTGAGATGCACCACCACTGGCTGCCTCCAAAGGATAAATGATGTGCGTACTTAGACCATTTACGCTTTCAATCAAAGTAAATGCATTGGCTTTGTTTGCAGAAGCGCCATTGGTCTTTAGATAAGTTGCAGTAACTAAATTTCCATTAGTTAATCCTTTACCTATCACATTATCGCCGAAATAGATTTTGTACTTTCCATTTCTGCTTTCGTCTATGTAAAAAACAGGGGAAGTAGTTGTGACGGTAGTTGCATCAGTTGACAGTGTAAACTTTTCTGACTTTAAACTTGTTGCAGATTCTTGAACTACAACTTCTAGAGTGCTAGTATCTATTCCAGTATCAGGAAGTTCAAATGTTTGAGCAGGATTATTAGTTGCATTAAATGCAAACGTATAAGATAGTGGCTGACCTTGTTTGATGTAGAGATCATCGAAACAAAATCTTCCACAGGCAGGATCATATTTACCTACAGTTGCTTCTGTATTGACAAAAGTATATGAAATTGAGTCAATAGGAGAAGATTGGAATTTGGTGAATTTAGGCAGAGTTAGCGAGATTTCTGAATTATTAATTGGTCTGGTGATCTGTAGATCAATTTTTGCTCTGGCTGCTGTGCTAGAGACTGGCGTATAGCCTAATAGTTTAGCGTGAGAAACAACTGAATCTCTTAGAACCGCTGTATCCAAAAACATTTCATTAGCAATCATATTGTTGTAATATGACATGTAGTGAGTATTATATGCTAGAATATCCAATAGCACATTTATGCCAGCAGCCTCGAAGTCAAAGTCAGTAAATTCTGACTGATCGCGCAAAAAGTTCTTGAGATTATTCTTAATATCAGAGAAGTCTAACTCTGTTATAACCAGTTTTTGGTCTGTATTTGCCATCAGCGGACCTTTTCTAGGAATAGATTAATAGTTACGGGTGCTTCTAAATTATTAGTGTAGAAACTCAAAGAAACAACATATCTGTTTTCTTCAGGCTGAGCCTCAACTTTTAATGACTGTATGGTAACACGAGGTTCATAATTAGTTATTGTATTTTCTATTTCGGTTCTAAGTACATTTGCAATAATAAATGAAACATCTTCGAATAATAAACTTCTAACCCTTGACCCATAGTTAGGCTGGAACGGTTTTTCAAATCTATTAGTGAGTAGAAGGTTTCTAATTGCACCTATAATGGCTGAATTGCCAGTTCTTTTCACCAAATCTTTTGTGACTGGGTGAGCCTGGAAGTTCAAATTTAGGTCTTTATACTCTCTAACTTCTAACGACATTTAATATTCCCATTTTCGTAGTATTTAGCAAGGTTTCGCGCAAGGATCAACGACTTCAGGAGGATCAGTTGGCTCTGGACCGATAATAATATCGCCATCATTTCCAGTTGATCTTTCTTGTTCTTCTTCAAAGTCTGGGTATGGATCGTCATTTTCGACTGTTCTTCCACCGCCATCGTCTACGAATGGCTCAAACTCGCGATCTGGAATATCTGGAGTCTTAAAATCGGCATCTATCTGGTCAAAAGTCTGGATTAAATTGCTCTTTGTGGCGGCGCAACCATCTGGGTGTGTTTTTGGATCTGGAGCCAATATGAGGTCTAGATAGTCGTCTGAGGTTGTATTTCCAGTCGAGGATTTCTTCTTAGAGCAAGAGATATTGAACATTTTCAATAGACCATTCAATAGACCCTTAACGGCATTAAATGCTTTGAGGTCATCTTCTATGATCGTGTTTACCTGTTTTATAGTATCATCAACCAAAGTGGTCTTTTCGTCTAGATATACAGCGAGTTGACTATCCGTAAATGATCTAATTGCGTCGTCTTGTAGATCTTCCACTAGATCTTTAACAAGTTTATTCACATTACTGATAAGTTTGCTCTGTGTCAACGATTTAGTAACGTCTGATGGGTTTCTGGCTTGTACAACTCTGACCTCTCCAGTTGGAGCAAGATATCTTGTACTCAAATCCTCAGTTAAATTTCCACCCATATTCCCTGTAAGTTGGTCTAGGGCATCAAATGTACTTAAAATGTCATCAACGTTCATTCCTTCGTTAAGTCTAATGAAGGATGACTCAGACATAATCTTTTTAATTGGTTTGTTATTGAGTAATGTTAACGGCGCATCAACTTCAATTTTATCTTGTTGGACTGAAACAACGTAAAATTCTTTCTCGTCATACAAAACCTTATCATTAACAGCCAGCACACCCGTAAAATCTACGCCGATTCCAGATATAAAGGTATCCAAACAGAGACTACTTGCAATAAATTCTGATTTGACGTTTACAGTTAAATCTTTTTGAGCCTCAAGCGTTGATGGGAACTGAGTATTAGTTAAGATGGCATACTCTTTACCCAATTCAACTGACTGAGCAGAAGATCTGAATGGCGTCTCGACTACTAAAAACTGTCCAGCAGGGTCAATTTCAGATACTCTTTTTGGCTCGCCATTAACTCTAATGTGCATACCAGGATAAATGGATAGATTGGATAGGTTTAGAGTAGAAACTGAGTCGCTCAAGACCTTTACAGAGTTGGCTGAGACGTCTACGCTGACCGTTCCGGTGGAAATAGTATTGTATAATTTGCCTATAACAGTTGCTTCTTTCCATCCAACAACCAAAACATCGCCAACACCTACAGACGGATACACTTCTTTGGATGTATTCGGTAATATGAGTCTGCTGGAAACATTTACAGTAGCCCCTGAAATCGCAACATTGCCATAAATTGGAACTGTTACGAATGTTTTATCTTCTGGAGCAACACCAGATAGTTGATCGGTGTGATTTTTAAACGATTGAACTGAGTCATATAGCGTGTCGCCTAGAACACTCAGTTCAGACATTGAAAAACCTAGGAATTTTTGGTTTGCTGCGCCTTGAGCATTACCAATTTTTTCCATCAATTTAGTTCTAGCCTGAGAAACTATAGAACTATTATTTGTGAAGAGGGCTGGCAGAGAATTTTTAAATCCTTCAAACCCATTATCAGTCCATTTACGCAAACTAGCACTTAAATCATCTAGCGCAGGAGTTATAGGGTTTTTGAAATGGTCTTTTTGAGCATTTACCCAACTTTTACCAGCCTTAATATTTTCTTTAATAGTTTTTATTAGATCCTGTAAGCCCTTTGGAGGAAAATTAGTCTTTCCGAATGGGATAGGCGATCCCGTGAAGGTGATGGAAAGCGTCTGCAGAAGCGGAATTCCGCCAATCAGACATAAAATCCATTTTATGACTTTACTTAAACTTAAGAAAGCACGTTCTCCTCGGTCTTAACCTTTAATTTTTCTACAGGATAATCCAAAGAGAGACAAAAATCATATTCTTCTTTGGTAATTGGGATATTTTTGACAATTTTTTCAAAAATTGGACGAAACTTATTTACATCTTGCGCTGAACAACACATTTATTTATTAGCCCGAGGTAAGAGCAACTGACGTATTAGCATTAGCGAAAACATCAGTAAACTCTTTACGATTAGATGAGGTTGTTTTTACAAGATTATTAGCCACTGCTCTATTATAGCGTGATGCTGGTTGCGCAGCCTCAGGTGAATTTGGCAATACAACCACAGGAGGAAGAACATTGGTGATTACAGTATCAATCATACTAGTCAAGCCTACAGTAAATACTGTTGCTGCTGAAATTTTAACACTTTCTGTTGCCTGTACAACTGCTCTGGTAGAACTTGAAAGAGCAGCGCCACCCAAACCGCCAAATGCGCCAAATTTAGTTTCACCTCTCAAGTCCATTTGTTTAATTGCAGTTCCTCTGATATTGTTATCAGCATGCAGATTTATATCCTGTAGCGAGGTTGCATTTATATTCTTGCCCTTCAACTTTAAATCTGAAGTAGAAATAAATTCAATGGAATCTGCTTCGATTACTAGTTTACCATTGACTCGTATGTAAGAATCGCCTTGCACAGTTTCACTTTTATCACCATTGACGTATTCTTTACTGTTACCCATGGTTACGTCATATTTGTGATTAAATGTTTTCTGCTTGACTGAACCTGTTGGAAGAAATTCTAGCGTTGAGCCAGTTCTATGGGAAATTTGCACTCTTTCGAATCCAGCAGTATCGTCTATTTCTATGGTATGACCAGATTCTCCATAGATCACATAATTGTATGGATACTTTGCATTGTAACTAGGGAATGGCTCATTCCAGAAAGTTCCATTTGAGGTTTTAATACCAGAGACTCTGTTTTTTCTCTGAAAACTAATCGGAGTTTCTTCAATAGAACTTGCTCTAATACCCAAATAATTCTCGCCTTCATCTGCTCGGCTCGGTCTGGCAAGTCTGTGAGTGGTTGGCTCATTTAAGTGTTTAGTCGGGTATCTGGCTGGAGTTTTAGTTGTTACATTAGGTCCAGATGCATTGGTTGTAATTCTAGAATTAGCAACAGCGCGAGGGAATCCTGCTTCGGCTTTTTGTTCTTCAGTGTATGGATCGGAGAATCCAGTATTTGATTCTTCAAATTCTTCAGGTATTCCTGGAACAGTTCCTAGAAGTATGGGAAACTTGCCATTTTTACCATCAGCCATGAAACCAAAAACGTGTTCGCCTTCTGCTGGTGGCTTTACTGTGTTAGATCCAAATGGAACAACTGGGTGAGCCCATTCTAAATCTTCCGTAGCAATCTCATTTTTATTTGCTGAGTGTGCGCCGAAGAAACGAATCTTACATCTGCCCAAATGCAATGGATCATCTCGGCTTTCGACTACACCGAACCACCAAACGAAACTACCCATACCCATGTAAGAATTTTCAATATCACTCATAGACTTCTAGCCTTTATGAAATTTTCAGAAGAAGAATCGCTGAACCCGACAGAAGTTTTTAGCGAGTTCTTGGCTAAAGAAAGAATTGTTTGGTGTCCTCCAGAAGGAACTATTACATGTCTGACGTTTGTTATTAGATAGTTGCCTGACAGATATGGGTCAAGTTCTCTATTTGACTGAGAGTTTACTGTAAATCCTGGTAAATCTAACTCGACAACATACCCAACTGAGAATGCCATGTTACCTGGCACCGTACAAGAGTCGATAAAAATGTTATTTAATAGATTTAACTGACTTTCGCGTTGTAGCAATACTCTTTCTACGTTTGTATCTGTTTCTCTATAGACTGTGTTTCTATAGTTTATTTGTGAGTGATCTTTGTTTGTCAAAGAAAAATAGTAGTTAGAGTCATAAACATCATACACACTTTTATTATCTCTGTTTTTAGAATTCCCAACAGGTAAATTTGCTTTGTCTATAAAGTTGTTTTTATTTAAATTGGCAGCAGTATACTCATATTCTGTATATTTTTGTCTGACTAAATCTAATGTTGACAATTTACCAGAATATGTTAATTTTTTAGTTGTTTCCCAAAGGTCTATAGACTTCTTAATATTGAAATCTAATATGGTTGTTGAATTAACATATGGAGAATTTTTCTCCACTGCCATTTTAGCGCCATCATAAGTTAGTTTTGTTACAGCACCTCTAGCAAATAATCTGCTCAGAGAGGCAAAATTATATCCGTCTTTATTTTCAAAAAATAGATATGGCGATTCAGTATCATTGTATGCTTTTTTCTCCATCAATTTTATTGCATCGAATGGAGATATTCTAGGAACGATTACTTTTTGAATTCCGCTGGATGGCTCAAATTCTCCAAGTTTATTTTCTTGAATTTTTAAGTTTTCTCTACAAATACTCAAGATATAATCAGTTACAGTTTTTCCTGTGTATGCCTTTGATATGTTTATTTGATTTGAGAAGATTTGCTCTTCAGAACAAAAATGCAAAACGTAAGTCTGATCTTGAGATTTAGTAGGTTGTCGATTTGAAACTTTGTAGATTCTGTAGATTTTATCAAATTTAATTGAATCTACAGGTTCTCTTGGGCGCTGAAAACTGATTCTAATGAACTCATTTCCTCTAAATTGTAACTTAGAGATTAAATTTATTCCGTCAAATATTTGTATTGTTCCAGTTATGCAACTCTTAAAGATATCTTCATATATGTTCAATACGTTATAAATCGGTGGGCTGGAGATATCTATGACTTCTCCGCGTGCTGTGATAATCGAGATAGTATTAACTATAACATCTCGAGTCGAAGTATTGTTCTGCGAAGTAAGAGCAGATTTTTCGCTATTAACTTCAGCCATTTAAAATATTTTCCAGTTCCATACTCATTGCTTGCGCATATTCGGGTTTCAATATTTTAATTTGTCTTTTAGACTCATTAACTTCAGTTTCATAATCAAAAATAGAAACTGGTATGTATGTTGATTTTATTGATAGAGTTGAGGATATAGGTGAATTAGGGTCTGAGTTATTCTGTCTAAACACAATTGTTTCTGTGGTTGGTGAATTTGTTATTTTATTGACTAGTGAATTCGAAATATGATTGTATTGTTCTAGTGTCACTATGCATTCTTCTGTAGTTGTTGATGTTATACCGTTTACTTCAGAAAGAGTCTTTTCAATTTTTAAAACGTGATGGTGCGGCGGATTTATAGAAAACGATTCTTCTATAGTATTTAAATTGTATTTTTTTAGGATATAGTTTTCTAAAGATTGTGCTGATAGAGGAAAATCAAACTGTGGATCTATCAGATCATTAGTCAAGCAAATTATCCAGTGTAACTTTGGGTCGCCATAATGTTTGTAAGCCACTATCTCTGGAGTATCGCCATCTTCTATTTGATACTTGTTAAATGCAAAAGCATTAGTTAAGACTGAACTCTTAACTTTAAACCTTGAAAAAATGTTTGTTATGACTTTAGGGCTTTGATTTTTAAAATCAAATGAGTACAGTGTTTTAGGTATTGATCGAAAGAATTGCATCTTAGTATCCTGCTAATACGTCAAATTTATCCAGAATGACTGTTTCCTTAAACTGTAGTTGCAATCTAGTTTCAACTGGAGCACCATCATAAAAAGATGCATATCCATTTGGAGAATAGTCGACAGATATATCGGTTAAAACGCATTTCTTAGTTTTAAACAAATATGGATTTGAGGAGTCTGTTTTATCATTATAGAATTCTATCTCAAACCGAGATGGAGGAATAAAGTATCTTCCAGTCGTTCCTGATGGAATCTCAGGTGAAGAATGATGTTTTAGCAGATTAATAATTCCAACTATAGTCGCAGCCTCTGATTGGTTTCTAGGAACGAGTCTAAAGTCGAAGGTAAAAGTTCTAAGGTTAGGAGATTTGTATAGCATCTCAAGTTGAGGATTTATAGCCTTGCCAGTTGTAGCAAATACTAACGCATTGGTCAGTTCTGGCGAAACTTGCAAGACGTTTCCTGCCAAAGATGCTGCCCCTTCAACTATAAATGCGTCTCTAGTGGCTGCACTACCAGTCTTAGAACCTAAAGCCTGAAGGAACAATCCTGCCCCACCCAAGGTTGAAGTTAGACTCAATTCATCATATGAATGGCTATAGTTTGTTGATATTCCATCTGGCATAAAAAGCGCAATGGCTGCAGCCAATTGGTCAGCATTTCTATTCAAAGAGAAGTTGCTAAAACTTTTCTTAACGTCTGCAACTATATCTTCGCTGCCTATAATAGATTCTCCGCCTTTTTGCACCAGACCTGTCACGCCGCTTTTAAGTTTATCTACACCATATGTCGCAGCATTAACTGCAGCAGCGCCTAAAGATCCGCTAGATTCAACGGCATTTAACCCCTGTCGACCTAACTCGGCAGCCTTATTTGCTACTTCTGAGAATTTTTCCCCAACTACTCCTATCCCAGCCCCGATACTGGTTTGCGTAGGATTTTGATTTTGAGACTCAACTTCTCCTGTTACTGTTGGAAAAATCTTAAACAGAACATGAGGCATATCTTTTTGGTTTAAATCTAGAGGAAAAGTCAAAACATTTAATTGACTTTTTTTGTATCTGATAGCCTCTCTTAATTTTTCTTGCGTTTGTTTAGTAGAAGATACGCCTACTTCTGGGACCCCGTCTTCGCCTATAGTACCGCCGCCCTCAATAAACTCTGGAAGAACTTCATAGGATACAGGCTTCTCATCTAAGGTTATCTTCATCTATGATTTCTCTATAAATAGTTGATGGCGTACAGCGGAAAATTTAGTCCTAAAAACCCTAATAAATATTTAGGCGACCCTACGAACATATGGTATAGAAGTTTGTGGGAGCGTCGAGTCATGGTGCATCTGGACTGTGACCAAAACGTGTTACATTGGTCTAGTGAAGAAATAATCATACCATATTTATCCCCAGTTGACAATCGTTGGCATCGTTATTTCCCAGATTTTCTAGTGAAGGTTAAAAACAGGGCTGGAGTGGTCGAAACCATAATTATAGAGATTAAACCCTCCAAACAAACAGTTGCACCTCAAACTAAAAAACGAGTAACCAGACAATATATCAAAGAAGTCGCAACTTATGGTATAAATGAGGCTAAATGGAAAGCCGCTGACGAGTACTGTAAAGACC